ACAGAACCAACTAAAATTGAAGATACAATTTCTATTAAAACAGAACCAACTGAAACTGAAGAAACAGAAGATACTATTACAGAACCTATTAAAACAGAACCAACTAAAATTGAAGATACAATTTCTATTAAAACAGAACCAACTGAACCAGAACCAACCATTACAGAAGATACAGAAGATACTATTACAGAACCAACTGAAATTGAAGATACAGAAACTGAAGATACTATTACAGAACCAACTGAAACTGAAGAAACAATTTCTACTATTACGGAAGATACAACATCAACTATTACAGAACCAATTATTACAGAACCTATTAAAATAGAACCAACCATTACAGAAGATACAGAAGATACTATTACAGAACCAACTGAACCAGAACCAACTGAAACTGAAGAAACAATTTCTACTATTACGGAAGATACAACATCAACTATTACAGAACCAATTATTACAGAACAAATTATTACAGAAGATACAATTTCTACTATTACAGAACCAACTGAAACGGAAGACGTTAAAATTGAACAGGTTGAGCCAGAAAGAGTTATAGATAAAAATATAGTAGATACATTACCAAGTGTAACAGTTATAAAAGCTGATGATTCTTCCGTTTTAGAGCAAGTATTAAAAGAATCACCAACTATTTCTAAAGAAGAAACAATCGAAATTTTAAAAGGATTACAATGTCTAGAGGGTGAACAATTAGATCCTAATGAAAATAGATGCTTACCATGTACACATTATGGATTAGTATGGGATGCTGAACATAAAGTTTGTAAAACAATGTTAAAAGAAGAAATATTAAAAGAACAAGATAAAAATTTATTATCTGATGGTTTTATTTTAAATAAATTAGATATAATGGCTGATGAACAAGGAAACATAATAGGATTTCTTGAAAAATAAAAGTTTTTTTATAGAATTAATTTCTATGTAATCTATAATAAGAATGGATTCTACATCTATTATAGATTATATCAAACAAACATATCCAAAAGTTGTTTTTACACCATTCAAGTTTCAACAGTCAAGAGCACTAGCATTTATTATTTCAGATAATAATCTAGTTATAGGTTTCGTGAATTCAAATGGGACACTTTGTAAACTAATAGAACCAGTTGATCTTAATATTCTTTCATCAGAAAGTATGAGATCTATTATTGAACACATTCCTATAGTAAAAGGTTTTACAGATGAAGACAAGACACGTTTAATAAAAATGTTTGAACATAAAGAAGATACTGTAACAAAAACAGAACACATTAAAGCAATAGAAGAATTACAACAAAAACTTGAAAAATTACAGGATTCTCGCCCTGATATACAAAATCTTGTATCTGAATTATCTGATAAAAACAAAACTTTAGAATCATCGCTTTCAGAATTAACTGGGAAAAATAAAGATTTAGAAACATCACTTTCTGAATTATCTAACAGCAATAAAAAATTGGAATCATCAATTGCATATTTAACAGAAAAAAATCAAGATTTAGAATCAACTATTTTAAGTCTAAATACTTCAAATAAAGAAAAAGATAATATAGAATCATCTGTTTTAGAACTTAATACTAAAATTTTAGAATTATCTAGTAAAAATAAAGATCTTGATTCTACACTATCAGAATTATCTAGTAAAAATAAGGATCTTGATTCTACGGTATCAGAATTATCTAGTAAAAATAAGGATCTTGATTCTACGGTATCAGAATTATCTAGTAAAAATAAGGATCTTGATTCTACACTATCAGAATTATCTGGTAAAAATAGTGATTTAGAATCTACACTATCAGAATTGTCTAGTAAAAATCGTGATTTAGAATCTACACTATCAGAATTGTCTAGTAAAAATCGTGATTTAGAATCTACACTATCAGAATTATCTGGTAAAAATAGTGGTTTAGAATCATCAGTTACGGAATTATCTAGTAAAAATCGAGATTTAGAATCAACTGTTTCAGGGCTTAACACTACAATTTCTGAATTATCTGGTAAAAATCAAGACGTTGATTCATCGCTTTCTAATTTAAATTCTATAATTGCAGAATTAACAGGTAAAAATAAGGGGTTGGAGTCTTCTATTTCTGAATTAAAGGAAAAGGGTAGTGCTTTAGAATCATCTGTTTTAGAATACAAAACACTATATGATGGTCAATCTAATCAAATTGTTTTAATTAAAAAACAATACGAAGATAAAATAGAATCTATTACAAATCAATACAATGATGCTTTAGAACAAGTAAATGAATGTCGTAGACAAATAGTAGATCAAAACCAAGCTATTTTGGATGGTATTAATAAACATAAAGATTCATTAAAGGAATTTATAGCATCAAAGGATTTTAAAATAGAAGATTTAGAAAGAATACATCTACAAGATGTTGAAGAAAGACACAAGTTGCAACAACGTTTAGATGATTTATTAACGAGTGAAAAATCGTCACTTGCTAATTTACAATCTAGAGGCGATCAAATTTTAGATTATGAAAAACGTTTAGAACAAGGTACACAAAGAGTAGCGCAATTAACAGATGCAATAGATAAAATAAATGCTGAACTTTCTGCTGCAAATGAAGAATTAAAACGATCAGCATTACAAAGGGATTTATTAGACGGATATAAAAACAGATGCAAGGAAAAGTTGTTACAAGAAAAAGATCAAGTTATAGATGCAATAAAAGAATATGTTAAAAAATGGGTATCTTGGGTTGAAAAGTCACGAGTTGATGTAAATGAACAAAAACGTAAATTGCTTAAGGAATTCGAATTAGCAAAGGGTAATCTACAAAGTGTTTTAGATGCAGAATTAAATAAATCCAACTCTTCAAATAAGGAAATTCAACGTTTAAAGCAAAATATATTAGATGTAGAAACATATCTTAAAAAGACAATCAACGACCAATTAACACAATTATCAATAAAAGATGAAATTATCAAACAACGAGATCAAAGTATTTCAGATATGACATCTGAAAAATCTAAATTAGAAAGCGTTGTATCTGAAAAGGGTAGTCAAATTAATAAAATGCAATCTGAAATAGATAGGCTTAAGGAAATAAATAAACGTATACCTGAGTTACAAAGGGAACTTGCAGAAGTAAGGGGCTTATTAGAAAAAAATAGAAATACACCTATACAAAAATCAATTGATTACGACAATTGTTATAGTATTGTAACTAATTTTGCATCACTAAATAATATTTTCTATAGAAAACAAGAAATTATCAAAAAACTCGATGATATTATTACCAATAATCTAGATGCATTTAAAAATCTAAATGATACAACAAAGGAATCAATTAAAAAAGATTTTGAACGAGTAAAAACAGAGATAAACAATCACATCAAGTTTCTAAATTTAGCTGATTATATAAGTAGTCCGAATTTTGAATATTTAAAATCAAAATCATCAAGGTCTAGAGTACCAGAATCATATTGTAAAGATCTTGCTAATCTGTTAGAATATTGGGAAATCAATAAAATAGAATATAGAGAACAAGATATGCGTTTGACAAATATTTACGAAGATTTAGCTGGAGCTGTTAGAATATATATTAGAGTAAAACCTTTAGTAGGTGATCAAAAAACAAAAGGTTCAATAGAATTACAAACAATTGAAAACAAAAGAACTAAATCTTTATACGTAGATTGTTCATCGGTTCCTGATACAAAATACAAAGATCGTTCATCATTTGGTGAATTTTATGGAATTTTTGAAGATGATTTTGCAAATGTTGATGTATATACTGGACAACGTGGCACAGTATCACCAAGTAATACCCTACAAATAAATACAAATGATATTATAGAATCATCTGAATCAATAAGTCCCGGTCTATACACAACATTTAAACAGGTTCAAGATGGTTATTCAGTAGTTATTTTTGGATATGGATTAAGTGGAAGTGGTAAAACCTGGACTTTGTTAGGATCTAAGGGTAATCCTGGTATATTACATTATGGTTTAGCCAATTTAGAAAATGTTAAAAATATTCGATTAAAGTATTTATTTGAACAATATTATGATAAAATTAACTATAATAATCGTCAAGTTTCTGGAAGAATTCATAATTTAGTGGGTAAAATACCACAGTTAAATGATCTTTCTATAGATGAAACCACACAATTTGAAAAACGAATACCAAGTTTTATTAATATTAAATCATTACGAGTAGAAGATATATATGCATTAACAGATATGATTGACGAGTATAGAGTAGATAAAAAACGTATAAAACAAACACCCAATAACCCCTATTCAAGTAGATCACATTTGTATTTTGTATTCGAAATAGAATTTACAAATGGTAAACGAGGCTTTGTTACAATAGTTGATACAGCTGGTAGAGAATCACCTTTAGATATATTTAATACATTTATAGAAAATACTTCTTTAGCAAGTGTTATGGCACCACCACCAGTTGGAGGTGTTGTAAATATTACGAAAAATTTAAAACCACAATACAAAGACACTTATACATCTGAACAAGTCTTTAACATTTTAAATGAAGGATTCTATATAAATGAAACTATTAATCATCTAATTTACTATTTTAATTTGAAAAATGGAAAAACTATAGAAACACCAAAGCAGAAAATAGATAAAAGATACAATGTAGTATATAAGGTACCAAACTACTTTGTACAACCACAAGATGAAATGAATCAAATCGATGGAAACAACAATTCATTAATGATTCCTGTACTTAAATTCCTGGATAACTTGAGTAGTCGAGCAAAGGAAGCCAATCAAGATTGGAAACCTACTAAATTTATCACAATTTGTTGTGTTAGACAAGAAGCAAAATATTGTGACCAAACAATGGAAACAATCCAATTTGCACAAAATGTTAAAAGTAGTTAATTAAAATTACTTGATTAAAATTACTTGATTAAAATTACTTACAAAATATTTTATAACAAATTATTTTGTAGTGTGTTATGTTTTATTGTAATTACTTTGGTTTAATAAAGAATATAGAACTACTACTTGACAAGCACAAGAAAATTAATATTAAAATGATAGTAATATTTGTATCAACGCACCCCTTTGTTTCTTCAAGAAGTTCGTTAGGACATGGGTTACCACCGTTAACTGGTGGATTACAACTTCTACTTCTTTTAGATTTGACCCCCTTACACTCCCAATCAGACCATTTTGTGTACAATAATTAAAAACAGATGAACTAGTAGCTTTAGATCTATCAATTGTTAACGACTCGTATTTGCCCCCCCTTTTTTACAGAAACCACAATATTACCAATATATAATAGTTGACTTCTAACAAATCTTACTTTTCTTACAGGAGACATTATTAATAATTTACAACAAAATAATTATTAAAAATTGAAGTTTTTTTACAAACATAAGTTTATGAAAATTCAAATGAAAAAGGTATCAATTTACGTAGAAGAAAACGATAAAACATATGATTTATTAATAGGTCAGACACAACGAGAAAATGACCAAATATTACGGGCGTGTGAACAAAATGATACATGGTTTCATTTAGAAAATACTAGTAGTCCACATTTTATATTACAAAATGGTGGTGAAAATATTCCCAAAAGATATTTAAATCAAATAGCTGGTTTATTTACTGAGTATAAGAACAATTTATCAAAGAGATATCGTGTTATTTACACTGAACTTAAAAACGTAAAGTTAACAAAAACGCCAGGGCAAGTTTTAACATCAAAAACAAAGACAATTAAAATTTAATTACATAGAATAATATTTTATTTAAAAATTACGTGTTATTTAATCCAAGTATGCTTGGAGGAGAGTCATTGTCTTGGACAATTAGTACATTATCTAATATAATGTGGTTGTTTGTGTTTATTCCACAAATTTTAGAAAACGTAAAGAATAAATCATCAGATGCAATTAGTTTTTATTTGATTTTACTTTGGTATATAGGTGATACCTTTTCAACGATATCTGTTGTATACAAAAGTGTAATCCCTATGTTATTATACGTAGGTGTATACCATATAATTTTTGATTTAATATTTATAGGTCAAGTCATATATTACAGATTACCACAAATAGAACATTATCCTCAATTATTAAATGAAAACGAGTACAAATATGATTTATTGTATTATACAAAGGATGTTATTAGAATGCCTGAAGTTTACATGTTTTTAGGATACAATGTTGTACTGTTATTAACCCAATCGGTTTTACAATATTTTCCTCATATTGTTATAGGAAACATTTTTGCATGGTTATCAACTATTATCTTTTTAATGTCTAGATTACCACAAATTTTATTAAATTATCAAAGAAAAAGTGTTATGGGATTGTCTTTTGTTACATTTTTTAACATTGCAATTGCAAATCATCTATTTTTAATATCAGTTCTTATAAATCTTTTAGATATCCATTCATCACATTTAAGATTAAAATTCATATTGGAAAATTTACCTTGGATAGTTGGATCATCTGGAACTATCCTTTTTGATGGAATCTTATTTTTACAATTCTGGAAATACAAAACTTAGAATTAACCGGTGTTTTTAATTTAAATAAAAATATTGCATTATATTAAATGTTTAATAATCTTCCAACTGAATTAATTTTAGAAATATTACAAAAAATGAAAATAGATGAGCTTATAAAAACTTGTAATACAGATAAAAAAATATATTCAATATGTCAAAATAATCTACATTTGTTTTCTAAAATCATATTATCAATACCTATTGAAGAAACATCGCCCGCTCAATTTTATAATCATGTAAAAAATGTTAATTACCAAGAAATTTTAGAATTTTTTATTAAAAATAAGCTTATAAAAGGAAATTTTATAAAAAGTCCACGTTATATATCAAATAAGCGATCAAATAATTTTCCTTATCCATTTACACGAGATGTTTTAATATTTTTAATTGAAAATGGTTATGATATCTTATCGTATAATTTCCTAAAGCTAAATATGTCTAAATTGACCCTACCGGCTTTAAAATATTTAGTTGAAGTTAAAAAACTTGAAGTTAAAAAAGATTTATTAAGTTCTGCAATTCCATCAAGTCATTATGATATTATTGAATATCTTGTAGAAAAAGGGTGTATAATATCATTCCACGATTTACAGAAATTATGCATTACATCATTTGGTACAAAAAAAAATAAAAATAATATTAAAGTTTTTAACTATTTAATAAAAAAATTTAATTTAGATAAAGATAAAGTACTTAAAAAGATTGGTGAAAATTATAATACAAAAAATTTACATTGTATTTAATTTTTACAAAAAATACAATTATTTACCATCTGTACCAGATGCCCATATAGGCCCTCCTGCACCATATACTACAAAATTACAATCATCTTGCATAATAGCATTATATGGCCCAGATCCCCGTCCATTTGTACCAGATTGCCATATAGGCCCTCCTGCACCATATGCTACAAGATTTCCGTCACCTTGCATTATTAATTTATAAGGTGCAGATCCCCGCCCATTTGTACCAGATCCCCAAACTGGATTTCCCCTACTGTAAATAACCACGTTTCCATCACCTTGCATAACAGCTTTACAATGACTAGAATTCATTTCAGAACATGTTCCATCTAAGATAGAAGAAGAACATGAATTACCAGCTTGAGATACAGTTGCTGGAGGTGGTGCAGGTGTAGATACAGATACAACTGGTGCAGCTGGTGCAGGTGTAGATGCAGGTGTAGATGCAGGTGCAGGTGTATATGCAGATGGTGTAGTAGATGCAGGTGTATATGCAGATGGTGTAGTAGATGCAGATGTAGTAGGCGATCCTTCAGATCCTTCAGATTCTACAGACTCGGATGATGTACTATTCCACATTACACCACCAATTATAGAAATACAACAACAAGAAACTATTACAACAATAACAATTATAATTGTATTATCAGCCATTTTAATATACATCAATATTTTATTTATTTATATTTTATTTATTTATATTTTTACTATATTATAATTTTACAAAACAAATTCTAAAACTACAGATCCGTTTTCAATAGTTAATATGTTATATGATATAGCAAATACAAATAATTTCATTTGGGGGTTATTTTGACATAATTTTAAAGCAAGCGTGATATCATTAAATCTAGACATATTAAGAGATCCAGTTGGTTGATTATCTTCTGGACGAATAGAAAAGGGCATAGTATAAACATATTTCATTGGTATAACAGAATGTACACTATCTGGAAAAATTGTTCTATAAAAAAATTCTGGTAAATGATCAAATCTATATTTACCATCTAATAATAATGAAGCTTCTTCTATAAGAGGAGAATCATCATCTCTTTTACCATATGAAAAATAATTATTAGTATTTATATTGTCTGTTTCAACTGCAAAAAATACAAGTTCTTTACAAGGGTGACTAAATTTTAGATCAGAATTGTATACATTAGATGAATTTGTTATAATTTCATCACCGTTATATTGAACTTGTTCAATTATATATTGATGTTTTTGTTCTTGAAACTGTCGTAAGATAATATCGTCTAAAAATATATATTCTGCATAAATATTAGAAGTTATTATATCACGTGCCATTGGCATATCACCATCATAATTAATACATTCCGAAAAATTTCTTAGCTTGAAATTGATTTTAATATCTTGTTTAAACATACTTAACAATGGTAAAGCCATGTTATAGTTTCTTGTAAACCAAAAATCCAAAGGAATTACTAAATTAACATCCTTTGATGCATTTTGAAGACTACTTACATACGTATCTGATTTTAATAACATAAAATTTTTACCCATTTGTTTATTATTATTTGTTAAATCATCCCACGCATCCATAAATTGCGGATAAAGTCTATCAACGATAACACCACCTATTTGTAATTCAATAGGATCTGAAAAAATACCATATCCTATAGTATCACTCCAAGATGCATATTCACCTGTTGAGAATAAAATCTTTGGTAAACGAATATGAAGATATAATTTTGATAATAAATGACCACGTTTAGGTATTTCACAAGTTGATTTTTGTCCAAATGTAGCACTAGAATTAAAGTCAAGTTTTACAGTATCCGTTGCAAAATTTACATAACGATAATAATTGTATTTAAAAATATTGATTTGAGGATCTTTTGTTAGATATATATCTTGAATACCAAGAGCTTGCAATTGAAAAATACTTGGTGACATCTATATTAATAACATCGAATAAAAAAAAAGTAAAATAAAAACAACATTGAACAACTTTTAATTAAATAATACAAATGGATGTGTTATCTTTTAGTGATTTAATTGTATCGTCATTATCATCTTTTTGTTCTTTTTTTATTTGGCAATATTGGAATAATTCATTTGACTTGTTTACATTATTAAAAATTAATAAATTTTATTTAATGACATCAGGTTTATCAGCTGTTTTATCTCTTTGGTTGTTAAATACGTCACGTTTTAGTTTATTAAAAACGTCAGTTGTTTTTTTGAATACAATATCTTGGTTTATATGTTCGATACATATACCAATATCGTTTTTACAATGTTCTACACTTAAAAATTCAAAGGATTACCATGGAAATCAATGTTTTCGAGAATTATCATTATTATCTTTATCATGGATTAACTTATCAGTTTGGGTGTATGTTTTATATTTATATACACAAAGATTAGTTATAATTTATTACAGGAACAATACTGTATTAACAAAGATAATAGTATTGTACTGTTTTTTTTTTACTTATGTATTTTTATCTAGTGAAATTATATCAGATTTTTTAATATACAATCGGTTATTAGCAAATTCATCAAAAAGATATAACGTTTATGAATTAAGTGATAATTTTTATATATTACGACGTTTTAACCAAATATATTTTAACCAATAACAAATTCAAGTTAATTTAAATTGAAAAAATAACAAATCCTACAATTTTTAAATTTAGGTAAACGTATGTCTATGCAAAAATTGATTAAATTATTGTTAAAATTAGAAAATGATGAATCTATAGTTTCATGTAATTATTTGCAAGACAAAATCCCAATTGTTAACAAAATTGTAAATTTAGCAAATGAATTACTAATTACCAATGAAGGTCAATGTAATTCTAAAAACATGTCTGTCTTAGAAAATTATAATTTTAATATTTTCCCAATTGAAGTTGATTCTTTTGGATGGCTGATTGCTGGTATACATACAAATAAAGGAGTTGTGATTTACGGTTAATTTACAGTTAATTTATTATAAAAAATCGATTTAAAAACAAGTTTTTTATAATAAAAAAGATTATCAATACATGATTTCAAATTATTTTATAGGGTCATCTTTAACTGCTATTTCCTCAATAATTGGTGCTTCTATATGGGCAGCATCAAATGATATTTTTACATTAGTAGGAATTTATGATTTTCACTGGTTCGTATCTGTTACATCATTCATTTTTTCTATTATTGCATATTCTATTCATACATTTTCATTTATTTTTGATGCTGTTCAACAACCTAATTTGATACATATCCACATTGTATCAATCTTATTAATAGGTGGTATTTATACATTATTTTGGTTCATTTCAGCTGTCAATTTGTCAATTGTGCTACGTGAATGTTTGGATATTAAAAAGACATATCAAAATTTTTTAAATGATGACTTGCATCTAATTACTGAATCTTATAATTATAGTTGCAATGGAGAAATAGTATCCGTAATTTTTTCATATGTAAATTATATAGTATGGTCTTTTATTTTAATTAAAAGTTCTAAAATTTGGTACGACAGATATGTTTTTGATAATATTACTGCTATACAAATTCAAAATATCGAACAACAAATTCCTGAGCTACAACAAGTCCAAGTTGAAACTGCAAACCCAGTAATTGGACAATTTGTAGAAATTCAAGAACAACCTCAAGAACAAGTACAAGAACAATCTCAAGAACAAGTACAAGTACAAGAACAAGTACAAGTACAAGAACAACCTCAAGAACAAGTACAAGTACAAGTACAAGTACAAGTACAAGAACAACCTCAAGAACAAGTGCAAGAACAAGTGCAAGAACAAGTGCAAGAACAACCTCAAGTACAACTACAAGAACAACCTCAAGTACAACTACAAGAACAAGTGCAAGAACAAGAACAACCTCAAGTACAACCTCAAGTACAACTACAAGAACAAGTGCAAGAACAAGTGCGTAAAAGCAAGGTGAGGAAATACACAAGACAGTACAAAAATAAAAAAGACAAAAATTAGGGAATTAATTAACTTAAAAATAATTATATAGTATTATATAATTATAATTATGGTATCAAGATTATGTTTAAAAAGATTAAATAAAGAAATTGCCATGTATCAAAAAGAAAATTTTAGTTTTCCAAATTTAATATTACGTCCTAAGGAAAATGATTTATTGACTTGGTTTTTTATAGTTCATGACTTACAAGAAACACCATTTGAAGGAGGTGTATATTTTGGTAAGATATTATTAGATGAACAATATCCCTTAAAACCACCTAATTTTATATTTATAACTCCAAATGGTCGTTTTAAAACAAGTACTAAAATATGTACCACATTTTCTGCATATCATCAAGAAACATATACTAGTATTTGGAATATAATGTCAATGATGGAAGGTATGATATCTTTTATGACTGATAAAAATCCAGATAGAGGCATTGGATCTTTAGAAACAACTGATGAGGAAAAAACTAGATTAGCAAAAATTTCTTTAGAATGGAATAAATCAAATGACATATTTATATCAACTTTTCATGATATAGACACATTAATAAATACACATTGATAAATACACATTGATAAATACACATTGATAAATACACATTGATAAATACACATTTTAAATCTTTAATCGTATTTTTTTGAACGTAATCCATAATTTGGTTGGATTAATCTACCTTTTAATTCATTGGTTAATGCTTGATAAGTGTCATTTTTACTTTCAATCGTAATACTTTCCGTATTATATGATAAAAATGGATTTTTTGGGTTAATAGGTGAAAATGGGTTAGGGGCATATCCTTCATTTCCTAATTTTAATTTGCTAATGTTTGTAATAACTGGTTCTAGTTCGTTAGTATACCAATTTGAAAAGTCAGTAATTATCTCATTTGCCCCTGTATCAAAATAATTAAATAGATCTATATTATTTTCTTGATTGTATACTTTATTTAAAAATGTTTTTTGTAAATTTTCTTTTTCCACAAATTCTGTTTGTGTTTCTTGAAAATTTTTTGTAGCTTCTATAGTCTGAATATAAACAGATGTTTTTTCAAGAGTAACACACACTGGTATTAGTGTTAATTCATACAGTGTACGCTTTTTACACTCCTTAGAATTCCATACCCATCCTTTATTGACGATTTCTTCTTCGCAAAAAATATAACATTTATCGTCTTCAATTGTATATCGTAAATCCATAACAATTTCTGGATATTTAGTTTTATAATTACTACGTAACCATTCGTAACATTTAATGAAACTGTAATTTACATTTAATTCATTTGTATAAACATAATGAGTGTTTTCAATATTATCTTTTATATAAACAAGTTCTTTACTCATTTTAATATTAATATATAAAATAAATTTATATATTTTACTCGGAAATGCACATTGGCGCTCGAATGCAAATGTCCATAAGATATATTTTTTATAAAAAATTGAAAACATAATGAGATTAAAAAAAATAACTGTGTATTAATGTCATTCTCAAAGTACTTATTGCAATTTACTAAAAACGCAAGTTCCGAACAAACTCATTTATCATTTAACAATGGTAAATACAATGTTCCAGATGATAAATTAGATGAATTTTACAAACGCTATTTTAATGTGATTTCAAATGTTACAAATGATGAAAGAGACTCACTTTATCTTATTGAAAAAGTTTACAATTCAAATTTTGCATTTTTTATTGATTTAGATGTTCCAAAACGATCAGGGTACAAGTTATCTGATGACGATGTTTTTGATGTTATAGCTGCTACACAAACAGTTATTAGAGATATGTTTGTAGAAAATGAAAATTTATTACAAACAATTGTTTCAAAAAGAGTTACTGCAAAAGGTTCTAATTATCATATTAATTTTTACAATTTAATTGTTAATAATGCAATTGGTAAAAAGATTATTAATGAAGTATTGCAAAAACCAGATATTTTACAAGAAAATGTAAAAGAATCGATTGACGTTTCTGTATATAGAACTGGATTGCGTTTATTAGGTTCTAAAAAAGTTTCCAAATCTTCAAATGAACAAAAGGATACAGACGGTATTGATTCTGTATATAAAATTTACAATATGGAAAATCAAACGGTTGTAGAATTAGAAAACTTGACATTTGAACAATTTGCAAAAACTACAGTTAAAAGAAGATCATCATCATCAATTTCCGAACTAAAACAAACTGTAAAAACATCAGAAAAAGCTGTTGAAAAACAAATTCCAGTAAAAGGAATCAGTAATGATAAAATTAAGACTGAAATTTCTACTTTATTAGTCAATTTAAAAGCACAAAATGAATCTTTAAAAGATTATGATACAAGTGTTCAAAGAATTTATGCTAAACAAAATCGTCTTGGAATTTTTTGTTATTATGTATCAATCAATGGTAAATATTGCCCATTTAAGAATAGACAACATGAAAGAGATGTTAGTCCAATTTATTTCGAAATAAGTATCAATGGAATTTATATGAAGTGTCACGATGAAGAATGTAGAAGAAGATTATTTCCAGAATCTGGATTTGCTTTACCAGAACAATTTGAACAAGAATATCCAGAAATGTATATTAGTATGAATACAAAGTTTTGGAAGTCTGAAGTTACTTTATCAGATGATACTCGACAGTCACTAGAATCAAGTTTATCCGGATCACATTATTCTATTGCAAAAGCCGTATTTCAAATTTACAAAGACCGTTTTAGAGTAGATGATATCAAAAATACAGAATGGTACGAATTTAATGGGATTAGATGGAAACGAAGTCATTTGATGAATATTTTAATTTCAGAAGAATTACCTAAATATTATAGAAGTATTAAAATCAGTGATACATCTATACAAAACAAAAATTTACAAGACTTTCTTGTTAATACTGATAAAATAGATGCAAATATGCGTAATCAAATGATTGATAATATTATTAACAAATTGGAAAATGTTAGTTTTAAGAGCAATATCATTTCACAAGTCATTTATTTGTTCAAGACATATGATAATGATTTTTATACTAACCTAGATTCTACTTGTAATTTGGTAGGATTTAAGAATGGTGTGTATGATTTTGGTAAAAAACATTTTAGAGATGGTACACAGAATGATTACTTGACATTTTCTACAGGTTACGATTATCTTGATTATGACGAAACGTGTCCACATACACAAGACATTTATACATTTTTGAGTCAAATTATTCCAAATAAACGTGTATTGGAATATACACTAAAAGTCCTTGGTAAATCATTAATAGGTTCTCCAGATGAGCGTTTTTATATATGGACTGGGTTATCTGGTGCAAATGGAAAATCAACATTAGTTAATTTTTTAGAAAATACACTAGGAGATTATATTACTGGAGTAGACGTATCTCTTTTAACAAATAAAAGAGGAAGTTCTAGCAATGCATCACCAGATGTTGTTAGACTTCGGGGAAAACGTATTTTTACATTTCAAGAACCAGAACACGATGATAAACTTAGGACTGGTATTTTGAAACAATATACTGGTGGTGATACTATTATTGCCAGAGAATTATTTAAAGCACCTGTTTCATTTAAATTACAAGGAACAATGATTATGTGTTGTAATGACTTACCAACTGTTTCAAGTATTGATGGTGGAACTTGGAGAAGAATACGTGTGGTGGAGTTTAAGTCGAGATTTTGTGACAATCCAGTTAAAGAAAACGAATTTAAAATTGATCCAAGTATCAAGTATAAAATCAAGTATTGGAGACCATACTTTATGAGTATTCTTATTCACTGGTATGAAAAGTTTTTAGAAGAAGGAATGAATGAACCAGATGAAGTCAAGAAAGCAACAGCTAAATACAAGGTTGATAACGACAAGTTTAATGAATTCTTTGATCAAATTTTGGAAGAAGCAAACAATGAATTTGAATCAAACAAAATAATTTACAATCATTTCTCTACTTGGTGGACAAATAACTATCCAAACTCTCGTGTACCAGATATTAAAGACTTGAGACGTGCTATGAAAATCAAATATGGAAACGAAAAAGAATCAGTTATCAATGGATGTTTAAATTACGGATTTAATATCAAAATTAAACAAACACTACAACAAGATTTTGACAACCAGGAAGATTTATAATGATTTATAATGATTTATAATGATTTATAATGATTTACAAAATTTATTACACTTCTATCTATAATTTGAGATTTAGTCACTTTTAAAATAATTTTATTATAATATTAATAAAATTATTACAAAATACAAAATCGAGTAGATTTATTATTAAGTAACATTTACTGTTTTATCTTGGATGTTTTTTTATTATTTTTTTATAAGATATATATAATGGATGATAGTTTTGTTGAAAATGTAGACGTACCCGTTATAGGGATTACGAATGACAATGCACTATTGAATATAGATGATATTGATTTTGAAAAAGCTAAACCACAGGAAGATGTTTTTACGTGGGAACCTTTAGAAGAACCGTGGAGAAAAAAACTATCATCTGATAATTTCGTTATAAAAAATTGCCTTGGTGATGGAAATTGCCAATTTAGATCAATAGAAACAGCTTTAACAAATGCAGGATGTAAAACTGACCACGAACGTTTAAGACGAGCCTTATGTAAATATATAAATGGTCTAGAAAACTCTGAATTTTTTAGTATTATTCAAAATTACAGATTAGAAAAACAACATGGTGAATTTGTAGGAGAATGGGATCCTTTTAATATTAAAAATAAACGAGATTTTACAACTCAACTTAAAAAACCAGGATTTAATTTCCAAGGTGATAATATTACACTATCTCTTATTTGTAAAGTTTTGAATGTTGATATAATCATATTAGATAATAGTCTTAATATAACAGATCTCACAAACAGTGATAAACCACATCCCAAACTCATCGTTTTATATTATGATCGTCAAAAACAACATTATAAAACCATTGGTTTACAAACAAAACGTAAACGTGTTATAACAATGTTTAAACGCGCAGAACTTCCATCTGAAATAGACAGAATATTGGATAAACATACTTTTTACTTGTATCATATTAAAGACATTTGTACAAAAGAACTTGGCTGTGGAAAACTTCAACTAAACAAGATTATGAAAACAATAGAAGATCGTATTCAAACACGTTTGTCAAAACAAGATAAAAAGTCTATCATAAAAATTATAAGAATGATACTTGACAATGAATCTTTTTTTAATCGGATTAAAAATTCTACATAATAACATATTTGTTAAATGTTAATACCAACATTTAATAAAATTAACAATATACCTTTCTTACAAATCAAATGGTAATTCAAGACCTATTTTACTACACATATCGTGTAATTTTAATGTATCGTATGCGTTAACCAAGTCAGAATAACCACCAAGCAATTCATTATTTATTACTATAACAGGATACGAATGATGCTGATAATAATGGAATAAGTGATCTCGTTTGTATTCATAATTTTTATCATCATGATTTATTTTAATTTCATGAAAAGGTAGTTGTAAATTTTTTAAAAATTTTTTAGCATTATCACAATACTTACACCCTAACCTAGAAAACACAATTATTTTGTTTTCCATATATATATATAACGAATAATAAAATATATTTCATTATTCTTTTTAAATACATTGATAATATAATCATTTACTTCCGTTTAGACTTCCCTTTAGACTTTCGTTTAGACTTCCCTTTAGACTTCCGTTTAGACTTCTTTTTTGATTTAGACTTCCGTTTAGACTTCTTTTTGGACTTCTTTTTTGATTTAGACTTCCGTTTAGACTTCTTTTTGGACTTCTTTTTTGATTTAGACTTCCGTTTAGACTTCTTTTTGGACTTCTTTTTGGACTTCTTTTTAGACTTCTTTTTAGACTTCTTTTTAGACTTCTTTTTAGACTTCTTTTTGGACTTCTTTTTAGACTTCTTTTTGGACTTCTTTTTGGATTTAGACTTCTTTTTGGATTTAGACTTCTTTTTTGATTTAGACTTCTTTTTTGATTTAGACTTCTTTTTAGACTTCCGTTTGGACTTCTTTTTAGACTTCCGTTTGGACTTCTTTTTTGATTTAGACTTCTTTTTTGATTTAGACTTCTTTTTTGATTTAGACTTCTTTTTTGATTTAGACTTCCGTTTTGATTTAGACTTCCGTTTTGATTTTGGCGATCGATAATTTTTATGTAGAAAATCCATGTCTCGTTTTACTTTACGTGTGGATTCTGGGTGGAGGCGTTTGTTATATATCGACAACACATTTAATCGTTTAATTATTTCAGAATACGAAACCCCTTTACCAGATAATAAAAATTTTAATAACGATCGTCGATTTTTTTCTGGTAGACCAACATTATATCCAAATAAACCACCTTTTGTAGTAACAGGTATTTTTACCTTTGTTTTTCCGCTAGGCGTGTTTTTAGATCTTTTTGAAGTTTTGATTTTTTTCGGTTTTTGCGAAGTTTTCATTTATTTTGTTATAAATTAAAGTAACAAAAAAAATTTTTTATTAATATATATTAAAATGAAATTATTAAATTACGAAATTACATTTGAACACTTGATAATGCTTATTGCAATATTATACATATTAATGTTTATAATTAAAACAAAAGAACGCTTTGAAACTGAAATTGAATCAAAGGATGCACAAAAACAAAAAAGTAAGGCTTGTGGTCAAGAATCTGTTAATTATGGACATTTACATTATGTCTTTAACTCGCCACTTGTACCTAGAAGATAATAAGTTTAAATTATTATAACAATCTTTATAACAATATTCTTTTTATATTATAAGGATGATAATACTAGACTTCTCATCATTAGTAGTTATACCATTACTAATATATATAATAACAAAAAATATTACTATAACAATTGTTTTTTTATGTTTTTGTTTGCGATTTTTAAACAGTCCAGATAAAAAACTCGTTAAACAAACGGTACAACCAAATATGTTTTATTCGCCTAGTTCAGGTTATATTAGAGAGATAATTAACAACGATACAGATACAACTATTTCTTTATTTTTGAACGTATTTGATAATCATACACAATATATACCTATAACATCCAATGTAATATCCATCGAGAAATTTAGTGGATTGTTTGCCCCGGCTTTTTTAGAACATTCAGTGAATAATACAAGAGTTAAAACTACATTGTATAACCCAAAATTAAACTTTACATACACAATTACTCAAATAACTGGGTTATTAACAAGAAGAATCATAAACTTTTTACAAACGCAAAATCAAGATACAATATTAACGCCAGGTGAAAGATTAGGATTTATTGTTTTAGGTTCACGAGTAGATATAACTATACCAAATAAAAACATACAACAATTATTAGTCAAAACTGGTGATCACGTTAGTAGTATGGAAAGGATGATTTTAGTTAAATGATTTGTAAAGTTATTGTCACGTATTTAAAAATAATTGAAATTATTACCTATAGATAACGTAATTTAATAATGTCATCATCAAGAAAGGATTTTGAGATTTTTTTATATAAAAACAAGTTTAATCAAAAATCATTAATGGATATAGTAGGTAGTCTTCGAAATACTACAATTGCGTGTATTTTAAATGACTTACAACAAGAACAAGAGCCTCTAGAAAACGACGCAAATAGTATATACGTATTTACAGATGGTGGGTGCTCTAAAAATGGCAAGGCTGATTCTAAAGCTGGATATTCTGTTTTGTTTTCTACAGATGAAGATTCTACTTTATACGAATTTAATACAACACGTTTAGTTGTAAGGGAACCAACAAATAACAAAGCAGAACTATCAGCTATAAGATACGTTTTTAAAATAGTTTTGGAAAACGTTAATTTATTTCAAAATAAATCTGTAATCATATGTACAGATAGTATGTATTCTATTAATTGCGTAGATAAATGGTCAAAAGGTTGGATTAAAAACAATTGGAAAAATGCAAAAGGTGAAGATGTTAAAAACCAAGATATTATTAAAAATATATTAAAATTAAAGGATGATATTAATAATAGTAACAAGAATATTCAAATTAGTTTCAATCATGTTTTTTCACATACTCAAGAACCAAGCGATACTAAATCACTAAAGTATTTTTTTTGGAATGGAAATAATATAGTCGATGAAAATATCAAGAAAATATTGAATTTATAAATACTTATTTAAAAATAAACTTATTAAACGAGTATTACTATGTCTGATTTATACAATTTTGTTAATATTATTGGTTATGGGTATGTTGGAGGTGCAATTGGTTACTTGTGTAAAAAAAACAAGTTACCATATTGTACATATGATGTTTTAAAAAAAGATGAACGTGAATCTGTAGAAAATTTCAATGATATTTCCAGTTTAATTAAAAGTTCAGAACAGAAAAATGAACATAACTTTTATTTTATTTGTGTTCCAACACCACCTAAAGGTAATACAGGAGAATGTGATACATCAATTGTAGAACATGTTTTGGATCAATTATTTTGCGAAACTAAACGTAAAACTTCAGTTATTATCAAATCAACTGTTAAACCAGGTACTTCAAGAACTTTACATAATAAATATGGTAAAAAGTTGAATATTGTATTTTGTCCTGAATTTTTAAAGGAAAAAACGTTTCAAGAAGATATGTACAATGCCAATTTTTGTTTATTAGGAACTGAATATGATTCTAGTACTCGTAAATCAGTTGAAGATGTTATGCGACGATTGTATTCTCATAAAACAATTGATGTAATTCATAAAAGTTATGAAGAATGTGAATTATTTAAATATACGATCAATGTATTTTTAGCAGTAAAAGTCTGGTATTTTAATGAAATTAGTGAAGTATGTGATAAATTTGGAGTTGATTATAATAATTTAAAAGACTTGTTTCCTTTGGAGCCACGTATTGGTGAATCACATATTGATGTTCCTGGTCACGATGGATCTTATGGTTTTGGTGGAAAATGTTTACCAAAAGAGACATTAGCCTTATCAAATTTACAACGTGGGTTGGGTCTACCAAATAAAGTATTATCGGAGATTTTGGAACGTAATAATCATTTTAGAAAAAAGGAGGATTAATGTACAAAATCGTAAAATTACAAAATCGTAAAATTACAAAATCGTAAAATTACAATATAAATAATATTAGTTTAAACACAACGTGCTTTAACTAATAATGAAAATTACGAATTTTACTTTTTCAGATAATTCACTAGTAGTTTATTTTGACGTAGAATTCAAACAAATAAATTATGTTAAAATGGAGTCACAATCTAACGACTCGCATGGAATATTAGAATGTGAAGAAATGGAAATAAAATATTCAAAAAAGAAAAATACGTTAAACTTATTCGTAGGTGACGTTGCAAATACAATTATATTACTAATTACAGTTTTTGATAATAAGGATGTATGTTATTCTTATTACATGACTAAAATGTTCGAGGATAAACAAACAAACATGGATTTGATGGCACGTGGATTTAAACAATTATTTAAAGGCGAATCTTGTCAAGGGAAAAATAAAAATACTAATACTACTGAACAAATTAGTGAACAAACTACAGAAATGATCACAGAAACGACGATAAAAATACATCCTATAAAAAATCAAAATATTTTTGCAAACATTAAAAAGAAAGTTTAGTTTTAACATATGGAGTTAGAACGTTTATGTAAAAGAGTTACAAATATTACAAGTAGTATTTCAAGAGCATATACTAAAGATATTTCAAAAATTTTAGATGATGTTTTTTTCGAGTATGATATTCATTATAAAGATACACAAGAAAAAGTTCCAAAAGAAATTTTACTAAGAAAATTTTTATCTATTTTTGATAATTCAGAACAGGATGTTAAAATATGTATAGGTGTTTCTCAAAATGGTAATAAATGTTGTAGACGAGTACGAGAAGAGTCTAATTATTGTAAAACACATCAATATTTAGAATATAGATCAAAAATAGATGATGAAAAACAAAAAGATAATTTATTTATTATTGAAAGTTCTGAATTACAAAACAAGTTAGATAAATATGAACATCACACTTCTATTCAAATTGACGGCACATTTTATTACGTAGATGATTCGTTTGTTTACGATAAAAAAACATTGGAAAGAGTTGGATATACGGAAGGATCTAAATATATCTTAACAGATGACCCATTTATTTTGTGTTTGTAATTGTAATTGTAATCAATTTAAAGATACTGGTTTTTATATCTTTATATTATGAGTTTATATATAATTTGTTTAAATTTAATGATTTTGTTTGAGGTTAGTTTAGCACATATTTCTATGAGTTTCCCTCCATCAAGAAGAAATCAATTGTCAGAATATTATAAAAATAGTGGATTAGTGAATTATAATTTAAGATCACCACTAAATGTCCAACCTGATTTTTTTAGTTTTCCGTGTAAAGGGTTCCCAAAAGGTCCATCTGTTACAACATATGATACAAATACTATAACTGTTACATTAGAAGGTACTGCTGTTCATGGTGGTGGACATTGTCAATTTGGAATATCTTACGATGATAAAAAGTTTGTTGTTTTAAAAACAGTTATTGGAAATTGTTTATTAGATTCGATGTCATACTCATTTGATATTCCTGAAAATGCTAAAGGTGATGATGTTACTGTTTTTTGGACGTGGATTAATAGAATAGGAAATAGAGAATATTATATGGAATGCGCTGATGTAACTGTTAATACTAATGGATATACTACAAATATAACTGGTAAAGAATTATTAATAGTAAATTTACCAGGATATGCAAATGTACCAGAATGGGAAATGGGTGCACCTAGTTCACTTGATGGAAGAGATTTATTAAATTCAGTTGAAAATATTTCATTTAAAACACAAAATCAAAAAGGAAAAGGAAAAGGAAAAGGAAAAGGTAATGTTAAATCTGTTAAAAATAAAAAGTTTAACAGAATAAAACAAAAAGTGAGTAAAGATAATAAAGTTGTTGACAAATACTGTGATTGTATAACAGGCAAAATGAAATGTAATAATAGTGGGTTTGATACGTGTGTTAATAACAAGTGGATATATAGAAATTGTGCAAGTGGTACATCATGTAAGACATCTGGTGAGAGTATCGTTTGCGATTTTGCATAAAATTTATTTAAAATAATTTATTCAAAATATTTTAGATACTATTAAATATGTTTTTCATCTTGCAATAGTTTTATATAATCTTTACGTAAATTTATTATTTCATCAGTTAATTTAACATTTATTGTGTCTATATATCCTAACGCGATTGCTATTTGAAAACTTTTATAAATACAATATTTTTTCACATCTGTTAAAAATAGTGATGAATTTTTACCATAAAAATGTATAGCATAATTATCAACCTTATTGTCGTTTTCATAAATCTTTGAAATTTTATGTAAAATATTAGTATCTGATTTTTGTGTTAATTTCACTCTTAATGTTTTGTTATAAATACCTATAGAACCATCTCCATCAAAAAAACCAGATATATACTTTTTAAAATTTTCTGTAATTTCAATATTATCTTCCATTTTAATAATATTTTTATTAAAATAGGTTTTTTTTCAAATTTTTTTAGATAGGATTTAAAATAAAACCATAAATTTTGATTTATTTTTTTAATTTGAATATGCTAACCCACCCCGGGTGCATTTATCCTTTAGTTTTCACTAAAGGCCGGACTATATCTTAAGATATCATTGATACTGATTAGGTATCTCAATCCCAACTACATTTAGTCTCTGAACCTTCACCATAGTCTTATCATAGCGACTTTAGGTGCTTGGCTGCGGATTTTCCAATCCTAAACTTTATTACCATTGGACAAAGCCCAACTCTTACGAGTCGTGCAATGGCGACGTAAGTCGCATACGGCTATTAACCGTGTTCCTTTTAAATGTTTCCAAATAAAAGTGGTAGTTTAGGCTCTAAGGAAGTCCCCGTCAATTTGAAGTTGTTGCAAAAAAAGTTTGATCCTTTTTTACTAGCCAGTTATATAGAAATCATTTCAAATTGATTTCTTGCTAATTTACACTGTTTTTCATAATAAGTAATAGCAAAACTTATTATGCAGCTGACTGTTTGGCACAGGTTAATGTAAATACATTCTTTAATGCCAGCCATGATTCTGAGAACGTTATAGTTAACGGCAAAAACATGAAGGTTACCAGCTCCAGCAGAGTTAATGTGGAGAGTGGCATTGTCGATACGAGACATGTTTACAGTTCCAGAAGGTTGATGTTGTTCTGGGTTAAGAGCAAACGAGTAAACATAGATACCATCACTTGGAATACAAGTGTGATGTTGGAATGGTTGAACCAAGTTGAAGTAAGATCCCTTACGTTCAGAGAATCGGTCTTGTCCATTAAGTTGAAGCTTAGCAGTAGAGACTGCTACATAGTCAGATGAGTCAGCTCCAGCATCACCGGAATCTCTAATAACCCAAACAAGTTCTTTGCAAGGATGGTTCAAAGCAAGTTTGCTCTTGTAAGCACCAGAAGCAGCAATAGATTCAGCTCCAGTGAATTGCAATTGTTCAATGAGATATTCGTGTTGAACTTGAGCAAATTGACGACGTTCATCAGTATCAAGATAAATATAATCAACGAACAATGAAGCTTCAAGACTTGGAGTAGTAGACAAAGCACCAGAAGAAGTAACATGAAGATCAGCAAGAGCCTTGAAGGTAATATTGAACTTGACTTCGTGATATTGAAGAGCAATCAAAGGAAGAGCAAGACCAGGGTTTCTGCAGAACCAGAATTGAAGAGGGATATACATAGTATATGCTCCGATTGTACCAGCATTTGCGGTATACATATCAGAGGTGTTACCAATCATATCATTGTATCCAGATGTCTTTTCAGAAGTTTGGGTAAGTTCATTCCAGATGTTTAACCATAATCCGTAATGTTTATCAATGGTTTGACCACCGATTTCAATGGAAACTTCTTCAATCAAATTGTGTCCAAGATTTTGAACCCATTTGACAGTTTCAGTTCCAGTTGCTTCAATAGCACCAACAGTTGCTTGAAGGTAAACCTTGTGGATAAGATCACCATTGCGAGAAACAGTGCAAGAAACTTTTCGACCAAAGTCTACAGATCCGTTAAAGGTCTGTTCAATAGCTTCAATTGCAAAGTTAGTGTGTCGTCTATAAACGACTTTGAAAAAAGTAATTTGCTTTAATACCCTACCTTTCGGTATATTTAATTATACAATAAGTATAATAGGGAATAGACTATATCTTAAGAAAAGTGTATATCACTTTCCCCACTACCGTTTAGTCGTTGAACTGCATCCATATGTATTATATACACTTAGGACTTGGCTGCGTGCTTATCCATTTCAAGAATTTAAAATTCTATCATATATTGCCTTTTTACTATACCTCAGTTTATTCTGAGCCAGTAAATCTTTTCAAATTTACTTTAGTAGCAAATGATTTTACTAGTTGACTATGATTATATATCAATTCTGTATCAATTTTATCATTTTTTAATATCTTTAGGACGTCGCCGCAATTTGATAGTGTTGCAAATTAATCTATATATAAAATTAATTCACTAGCAGTTGAATTATTAATCAATAATTAATATAGGACTCTTACAGATTTTTCTATAACATATCCTAATAGTTATAGCTGACCACTTTTCATCCCCATTTTATTAAGGATTACCAGTAAGGTAAATATCTTGAGCTCCATAGGCAACCAATTGCATTAATCCACCACCCATTGTTTTATTGTTTTTATAATATACAAAAAGAAAATAAATTTCTATAAATAACTTAATAAATCGCATATGTATTTTATATAACCACAATATACGAAATAACCACATGGTCAGAATTCATTTAAAATGATGTCTGACCAATTATATACTACCCAACATCACAATTTGACCACAATTTGACCACAATTTGACCACAATTTGACCACAATTTGACCACAATTTGACCACAATTTGACCACAATTTGACCACAATTTGACCACAATTCAATTCAAATTCAATCCAATTCAAATTCAAATTCAAATTCAAATTAAATTATAAATAAAATCTCCTAAACGATATTTCAGTAAGATTTTATCACAATATATTAGCAATAAGTATTGTAACTTTGCAAAGTCTGTATCGTCTAATACACCATTGTCCTCGTCAAACTTGTAAACACCTATATAACTTCTCTTACTTGAAAAATAAAAATGTAATCGTAAATCACTACACAATTCTATATCATTAGTGTATACATAAGGTTTGCTTGTATAATTACTACTATAGGTATAGTAATGAACTGGATGTACAGCAACTATTTCATCATTATCTTCTACAATATTCGTATTTTGTAATACATACGTTATTATATCATAATAAACAACTTCTGGACTTTTTAAATCCCCAAATCCTAAATCTATCCTCATATCTTTATACACTATATTATATAAAAAAATGAAACGTTACCATATATTTGTTACCTAAATCACTAAAAGTTTCACGTTCGTTTATTATATCATAATCAGTTCTCATAAATACAACTTTAGAATCGCCCATAATATTTATATTCGATGCGCTATCATTTTTTAAAAACATTTTTTTACCAATAACTAAATTTGAAAAAATGTTTTCTAAACGCTCAAATTGAATATCTTTGAATAAATCACTTGATAACAAAAAACTACACTTTTTTTATATTACAAAAAATTTTTATATAATACTATTATAAAACAATATGCAAGGAATGATAATAGGAATAATTGTTTTAGTTATATGCATATGTAGTGTAATAGGTGTATTTGTATTGTGGCCAACAGTAGATCCAACTTCATCGGATTCATCGGATTCATCGGATTCATCAGCTGCACCTACATCTACTAAATCTACACCTGCATCTACACCTGCATCTACACCTGCATCTACACCTGCATCTACACCTGCATCTACACCTGCATATACACCTGCACCTACACCTGCACCAGCTGCACCAGTTGTATCAGTTGTATCAGGAGAATGTAATAAAACAGCTTGTAATAATCTTATGAGTGACTGGATTAAAAATAAATATTGGGCATTTGGAGATACAGCTAATTCATTTGGTGAATGTAAAAAATGCGAAAGTAAATGGTTTAAATCACCATACCAAACATCTACAGATGGTATTAATTGGAAACAAAATTCAAATAAAGATGAAGCATTTAATTCAGTTGCTGTATAATACCAAATATAATGTGTCGCAAATTGATTTATTTGTCAACATTTTAAGAGAATTGTGTATTATATGTTTTTTAACAAAAAACAAAATATCCAATAAAATATACATTTTTGACAAATTCTTAATAATTTGACAAAAATGTATATTTTATTTATAAGTATAACTAATGAAGGGGAGGGGTATTGCAGCTACGAAATTACGGTCATCATTATATGTATTACCACCTATAACTAAACAATTTGCAAAAAATTATGGGAAAACTATAAATGGCGAATTTATTGGAGTATCTTATTACGATATACCAATTGATATATCAAATGATATTTTAAAACTGATTATACCTGAAAAATATAGACGTTATTTTAACGTTTGTTGGTTAGAAATTAATAATGATTATATACCACCACACATAGATAGTGATATAAATGCAGTCGTAAACATTTATATACAAACAAAGGGTGCAACTACTATACTTTATGAAACTCCAAGTTTATCTAAATCAATAAGAGTAGATAATCAAACAGATGGTGCGGTATACAATCCAGATGACCTTGATGAAATAGATAGATTTAAAGCAAAATCATATGAAGCTTGGATTTTAGATGTTAAAAAACCACATTCTGTTATATGTAGGAATGGTAATGGAGATAAAATTAGATCTGCTTATTGTATACAAACATCATATTTTTCATACAATGATTTGAAAAATTTATTAAGTTAAACTAATGGGTAAACTATTAACAAAAAACGTGATAAAAAAAGCTACTACAACGTCCATACTATAATGTGATCTTGTTATTGTTAATATTAAAGCGTGTAATATATTAAGTATACTGAAAACAATAAAATTGTTAGTGTTTTGTTTAACAATACTGTATTTGAATATGCTATTTTATTTTTTGTTAAATAACCAATGTAAAAAACCTTGTTGTACACTCATTTTCATTATCAATGAACTAGATTTATTTATCTTTTCCCACGACAAATCTAATTGACCATATTCTTGTTTAACAGGATTTATAACAATGTCCTTTTTCATCACTTCATTTTTTACATAATTATTTTCCCTACAATTAACTATGTCAATTACGCTTGTAGAAGGGGTTTTATCATCTACTAAATCAATTACGCATCTTGTATCTTGTAAAAAATTATACATATCATTTACAGAACATCTTTTGGTTTTATCAACTGTCATCATCTTTAACATTATATTTTTAAAATCATCCCTTAATCCAATGCGCCTTTTTATTTTTTTATTCATAATTTCCTGTATATTTTCTAATTTATAAAATCTTTCTAAATCATTTATGTTCCTTATATTAGAAAATGGTAACAAGTTAAACATTAATTCATAAATACATATTCCTAAACTCCATATGTCGATATTTTTATTATAATATTGAGATTTACCTTTAGAAGACTTGGTTTGCTTATAAACTGTTATATTTTCCATGTTGTTTATATTTAATATTATTTCAGGAGCCATATAATATGGGGTCCCACATAACTTGTAATATTTTTTACTCAATATGTCATCTAAATTTATATCCTCGTCATTCATTCCATATAAATCATAACAAGCAAATCCAAAATCAGAGATCTTAAATTGTATTCCACCACTACTTGAATATTTTATCAATACATTATGCAACTTGATATCACGATGCACTATATTTTTGTCATGTATATATTTTAAACCACCAATTGTTTGATTTAAAAATTCATATAAAAATGAGTTTGTAAATCCACCTGACGAATTTCTAAAACGTTCAGATCCTGTACCTTTTAAAAAATCATACACATCCCCACCATTACAATACTCCATCCTTAAATAATATATACCATTGCTTTTATTGTAACCAAAAAATTTTATTATATTGGGATGATCTAAACTAGATAAAATTTCTATTTCACTTTCTATCAATTCTTTTAAACGCTTAAAATAGTAATCTTGTTCTGTATTAATCAATTCGCTTTCATTTTTATATGGTGTTATATTAACTTGTATATTACTATTATCACTATTATCACGTTTTGCCTTGTTTACTCTTCTAACTGTACTACCTGTTCTTCTATTCATATAACTTTTTACCAATTCATTTATGTTTATTTCTTTTATTATAAAAAATTCATCATTTGATTCAATGTCACCTATATGCAATGGTATATCATTTTTACACAAAAATACGTTGGAAAATGAACCTTTACCAATTTGCTTAATTACTTCATAATCTTGAATACCTTGACTCATTCTAATATTAATCAATGAAAATAAATTTAACTTTTTACATTATCAAAATACTCAAGTGCTGCTTGATACCCCATATCAATTAAACCACGTTTTTCATCTTCAGTTAATATAAAATTAATAGGTTGTGTTATTTTATATGCGTGTATACAAATTGTGTGTTCAACATATTTATATGCCAAAGTAGTATCTCTTTCCTTGTTTGCAAACATACATCCCATTAAATGCAAAAGATAACTTTCGAATGAATCTATTTCGTAATTTATTTCATCCTGAAATTCACCTCTTGTTACCAATTTACACCCCAGTACATTATCCATATTCTCATATTCCTCATATAACTTTATAGGATAATTATTTAAAACACCACCGTCAACGTAAATACTATCATTGTATTTTTCTGCACAAAATATAAATGGTATACTTGTAGACATACGTATAGCCTTTATAACCTTTAAATTAGGATTCTTTATATAATCAAAAATTTCAATACAGTATTTATTAACATTTGTTACAACTACTCTAAAATTAACCCCGTATTTATTCCATATTTCACGTAAAGTTATATCCTTTGAAATACCCTTCTTTAATAACATTGACTCTATCCAAGTTGTTATTAATTTACCATTATCCATACCGTATTTTTCTAATAAATTCTTTATACGAAAATTTTTCAAACTATCTATTTCAGTTGACATAATTTCAGCATACAATTCGTCATATGTATATCCTACTAAATACAATAATCCAACTAAACTACCTATAGAAACACAGCACATTTCATTTATTTCAAATTTAACATCGCCATTTAATTTTAACTCTTCTAAACGTTTTATAACACCAATATAAGCTATACCTTTTACACCACCTCCACTCAAAATCAATGTTTTTATCAAATTTTTCATACGTTTATTATTATATTTAATAGAAAATAATAATAAACATATTACACACATTACACATTACACATTAAATTTTTTAATCAAGATCTTTTAATCAATATCTTTTAATCAAGATCTTCCATAATTGGTAAGAGGACCTTTTCCCCAATTGCATTTAGCTGTAAGGGAACCTTTTCATCTTGAAAATTGTCAAAAAATATTGTTACAAAATTAGTATTGTATATTTCTTTAATTTTATATACTTTTTCTGTAAAATTATCATCATTCATATATAGCATTATATTATAATCAGTAATATTTACACGTTTTTTAATCTTTTTATCATCTAAAAAATCAAAAAACATATTTAATTTTACATGTTTATCAAAGTAAAAACTAAATTTTCTTAAATCACTTGTTATATCAAATAATATTTCCCCCATATCATTTGTTATACTGGAGTGAACAATCAAATTACGCTTATCAATATTATTACCAATAGATTTTTCAAATTCTAATACATCAAAGTCAGAAAACATTACAAAATTGTATTCTTTTTCATTAAATATCACATCATATTCTGTGAAACAACTATCGTTTATAGTAGTACTAGTTTGGTGTGTAATCTGATTTTGTATAGGTTTTATTTTCTTTAATCTACATTCTATTCTCCATTTATAAATCCATAAAATTAACGACAACGCTTTTAAAAATACAACACGTCTATAACAATATAACATCACAGTTATTAAAATTAAAATCAAATTAAAAAACATCTTATTTAAAAAGTATAATTTTTTAGTTTTAAATGGATTTCTTTCAATTTTTACAAAACTCAAAAGACACTCCAAATTCAAAAACAATTAACAAAACACAAACGCGTAAAATTCAGGAAACAGAAACACCAAACACACCATTAACACTCACACCAACAAATTTAGCTAATGAAGAAGTTGAAGTATATAAAAATATTACCAAAGGCGATATGGTAAAAATTATGGGGGTAAAAGGTAGTATTTTAAATTCATATAAAGGATATATTGGAGAAGTAAAAGATTATAAACGTGACAAAGACTCAGCAATGATATTTTTACATGCTATAACATATCCAACTGTTATTAAATTTCCATTGCATCATTTTGTTAAAATTGACCCGTACAAAGGGGAATAAAGGGGAAAGGTAATTTTAATCAAGATTAGTATATGTTATAGTTTTATCTGTTACAAATAATTCTTTTAATGTTTCATTAACCTCTTTTAGTTGTTCTAATTTAACTAATCTGGGATCTTCATGTTTTATATTTACACTATGTTTATTAATTGCGTAAGAACATGTTTTTATACATGGATTTTTATTAATTAACGTAACAAATACATCTTGGTAAATATCTTTGATATCTCCGTTTGATAAATATATAAACCAAATATCATTTGTACCCTTTAATTTTAATCTTCTAAACATTTTGTTGAAAATTAAAAGTCCACGTTTTACAATATCTTCATTACCAATTCGAATGGTATGGATGTATTCGTTATTGCAGTTTATAAATTTGTTTATATCGTATTCTTTTATATTAACTACAATATTTACTTGTAAACAACGTTCTAAAAAACGTACGTCTATAGTTTTATCGTCAAAATCTAGATAGTAATACACATCCAGTATTTGTTTTTTAGTTCTGGAGTTATTTTTATCATTAGTAGAGGAAAAATTGATTGACATTTTATCTACCTTGTAATATAAAAAGGTTTTTTAAATGAATTTCAAACCTAATACTTAAACTTTTTTTAGTAGTATATATTAATAATGAAATCAAAAACTAATAAAGATTTACAAGATCATCTAGATTATTCTAAATACCATGGTACCTCAGGATTATCTACAAAAGCCTGGGGGCCTAATGGATGGTATTTTTTATTTTCGTGTATAATGGGAGGATACCCTGTTGAAATAGATGAAAGAAATAAAGAACATAAGGAAATCAAACGTCATTTTAAAAATCTGTTATTAAGTTTGGGTTACACAATGCCTTGTATATTTTGTAGACAATCATTTTTAGGATTTTGTAAAGATCTTCCCCCTGATAGTTTTATGACTGGAAGAATAAAACTTATGCGTTGGCTTTACGAAATAAGAAATCGAGTAAATGATAAATTAATTATACAGGAAGAAAAATGTTACAATGATGAAAAAAAACGTCTAAAAAATATATATTATAATGGTAAAAAAACAGACCAAGATAAAAGAGTTTATTATAAAAATTTAGAAGAGTTTAGAAAAAAAACATTTATAACTAAACCATCGATTAGCTTTGAAGAAGTTCTAGACAAATATGAATCGATACGAGCCGTTTGTTCAGCAAAAGCAAAAACTTGCGCGTTACCAGATAAAGTCAGCTGATTTATTAAATACATCAAGAATATTTCCTAGCCACTTAGCCACTTCTTAGCCACTTCTTAGCCACTTCTTAGCCACTTCTTGTAACTCTATTTGATGTTGTCTATCTTTTTCTTCAAGTTTCTTCTTTAATTCTATTGATTCATTAAATATTATATCATCTAATATATTTCCTGCCCATTTTCTAAATTTTTTAGCTATTTCTTTTTTGGAGTTGTAAAGTAATCTATAAACTCCTTGACTTGTTAAAAAAATAGTATCTGGATTTCCACTATTTGATGAGTACGTTGTACGTACTACCTTCTCATCTTCATCAAAATTCATTATACTTGTTCTAATATTTACAATACCTAATACTTTACCAATATCAGATGCACGGAAATAATATACACGTTTATCGTCAATATTTTCTTTTATAATAGATATTGGGTTGTTTTCAAATGCTTTTACTATACAATTATTATCTGTTTTAATTTCTTCTATCATTTATATACGTGTATGTTATATGTTAGGTTATAGTAGGTTATATGTGTAGGTTATATGTGTAGGTTATATACTCTATTATAAAACTTTATTTTTAAATAACAAAACTCACAATTGTTCCACGTTTACCGTCATATTTACTGGTTTTACACTTTTATTTTTGTTATAATCTAAAAAAATCTTTTTAATTATTTAATTATTTAATTAAAAGGATGTATCTTATCTTTATTTTTAGTAATATTTTTATACTCCAATTTCAAAGAATCTTCTCATTTGAGCTGGACTTTGTTCAAAACTGCTTTGATTCCAAGGTCCAACGTTTTCTTTTGGAATTGGTGGAAGAGATCTGATATCTTGATATGGAATTTTATTAGATTGCATTACTGTATTAATACCCACATGATATCCACTAATCAAAAAGTTTTGTTCTTTTAAAAGTTTAGAAACAGGATTTTCTTTAGCAAAATCACTTTCTGCTCCGTACTTTGGGAGAAGATCTTCTGGTTTAACTTGCTCACTACCAGCTACAATTTTATCAACTTGAATTTTTTGCATAGGTTCTTCAAGTTCTGCAGCTGGTTCTGCAGGGGCAGCTTGTACAATATCCCCTTCTTCTACATTTTCTTCTCCTTCTACATTTTCTTCTCCTTCTACGTTTTCAAGTTGTTCTGGCATCATACCATAATAATTTTGCATCTTTTCAGATTTAGGTTTTTGCATATAAGATACTAAAAGATAAACGCCAAGTAAAATTAGCGCAACTTTAAGCATATCATTTCGTTGAATAAGTTCTAAAATATTAGCCATAGGATTTGTTTTAATATACTATAATAAAATAAAATAATTTTAAAAAATTAAAAAAACCACAAAACTGTTAATTTAAAATTAAAATTACTTATTATAGTAAGTAATTTTAATCTCTGTATAATACAATTAATTTTAATGGAGGTTGATTCTGACGAATATATTGATGATAACTTTACAAATATAGATAGAATAGATGATTTTTTTATTAAACATTCTAATAAAATTCACGATTTGTCTGATGAGTTAAAATCTAGATTTAGTGGATTCTCACCACCTTTCCTATGTAATATGGAATTTCATAATTTAATACATTTTTTTGAAAACTTTATTGTTAAACAAACTTGTTTTCTACCATTAAAGTCAAAAATTAACAACAAATATATTTATACTAAAGAAATATTTAATACTTTTTATAAAAAAGAACTAGATATATCGTATGGTATAGTATTTGATTTTTCAAAAACAACTTTAAAATTTAACTTACATTATGAAGATTGGTTGAAATTCTGTTATCATTTTACTGAGAAATATGAATTGTACAAGTAATAAAGAATGCGATCATAAATTGTATTTAATATCATTTTATATTACAATGATATTATCTATTGATATTGGTATTAAAAATCTGTCATTATGCTGTATGGATTATACGGACCATAAAGATTTATCTTCTTATATTATAAAATTATGGGATGTATACGATACATTAGATACAGAGGATTATTTTTGCCAAAGCTTAAAACGTGATGGTAAACCTTGTGGGAAACGTTGTGGATATAAATTTAAATCTGAAACTGAGATCACATACACTTGTAAAACACATTTTCCTAAAAACATTACAATTAAACCACAAAACGTATATAAAAAACGTCTTGTTAATGATTATTTACTACAGGATATTGCTAAAATTGTTTTAACACGTCTTCAAAAGATATATGATGAAAACTTTGATATTTTTACAAACATTAAATCTATTGTTATAGAACTGCAACCCAAAATAAATCAGAAAATGAAGTTTATTTCTCATATAATATACGGAAAACTTGTAGAACTTTATTACAATACAACTACAAAAATACGTTTTGTAAGAGCTGCTCAAAAATTAAAAGCATACACTGGTCCAATTATTATATGTAATTTAAAGGGAGCTTATTCAAAACGTAAATGGTTAAGTGTACAATATACCAAATGGTTTTTAGAACAATCCCCATTAAACAATGGGTCTTGGCTGGAACATTTTTTAAATCATAAAAAAAAAGATGATATGGGAGATACATATTTGATGGCAATAAATGCAATACACGGTATACCCAAAAAGCAGAAAACCGATAAAAGTGGGAAATGTATAAAATAATAAATAAGAGATTTGTTGAAATTAAGTGTTATGTGATTATCCTTAACCCACCTATTATCTTTGATATTTTTTTTATACAGTATTTTATACTTGTTTTGTATATGGTTAAGGGCTTATATTCGTATATATAACATTGTACACATTCATTAAATCTTACGCGTTTGATTATTTCTTGATCACAGTGTATTTCAGGGGTGTATTTTAGTGGTGTAGTATAAATAGATGTTATGATTTCATATTCAGTCATCCTTAATTATATACGTTATATTATATTTTCGTTTTTAACACGTTTAAAAGGTGTAAAAAAATTAGACGTATATATCATTGATGTTAATAAACGAGTTTGAAAAGTTATCTTTAAGAAAATTTAAAATTAAAAGTATTCTTCCAGATGCTACCATATTATGCTTAGGTAAGAGGCGGAGTGGAAAATCGTTATCTTATGGTACAAAAGTGTTAATGTATGATGGTACAATTAAAAATGTAGAGGATATTAAAGTTGGACAACAAGTTATGGGTGATGACAGTACACCTAGAAATGTTTTAGAAACACATTCTGGGACTGATACAATGTATAAAGTAGAAAATAAACGGGGGGAAAGTTATACAGTAAATAGTCATCATATTTTAAGTTTAAAATGGTCTGGTAAAAAAATTATACTTGAGAGAAAGGAAAGGATGTCTTTTCAAATAAGATTTTTTGATAAAAATAAAATTAAATTAATACATAAAGATTTTTCTTATCGAAATAGAGATAAAGAGTTGGCTTTTGCGGAAGCAAAACGTTATTATGATAATATAGTAGATGATTTATATGTAGATATTCCTGTAAAAGAGTATCTTCAACTTACTAAAAAATACCAAGAAAATTTATTGGGATATCAAGCGTCGGCATTAACATTTCCAGAACAAACAACATCTTTACCAATCGATCCTTATATGATTGGTTATTGGTTAGGAGATGGTACCATGAGAGAAGCAGTAATAACATGTCAAGATTCTGCTGTTTTACATTATTTTGTTCAAAATCTTCCATTAATCGGTTGTTATTTGAATTATAGAAAATCAAACAAATTTTGTTACGGGATAAATGGTATAAAAGAAAGTGGTTGTAAGAATATGACTAATTATTTTTTAAATACGATTAGAGACTTGTGTCTAACAAAAGAAAAACATATTCCTCATATCTATAAATGTAACACTAGAGAGGCTAGATTACGTTTATTAGCTGGATTTATAGATGCAGATGGTCATTTAGGTAATAGAAATGATTTTGAAATAACACAATGTGAAAAACATGAGAAATTACTTGACGATATTATTTATTTATGTAGAAGTTTAGGATTTACTACTTATAAACACGTTAAACAAACATCGTGGACACATAAAGGCGTTAAAAAATTTGGGAAAGCATTTAGAATAAATATTAACGGCGAAGGTATACATGAAATACCTACTTTAATTAAGAGAAAACAGGCACAACCAAGAAAAGAACGAGTTAATGCATTAGTTAGTCAAATAAAGGTAACTGAGTTACCACAAGATAAATATTTTGGTATCGAATTAGATGGAAATAATCGTTATGTATTAGGAAATTTTATTGTCACACATAATAGTTGGCTTGTCAGAGATATCTTCTTTCATCATAAGGATATACCGTCAGGAATTGTATTTTCTGGAACAGAAGAAGCTTCTCCATTTTTTGGTGATTTTATACCTGATTGTTTTATCCATTCTGAATATGATCCAGAATTAGTAGATAGTATTATGACACGTCAAAAGAAAAGAATTCGTGAATCAAAAGCAAAGGGTTTATCTGATACAGGAAAACACGCAAGTAATAATTTGTTTATAGTGTTAGACGATATGTTACACGATGCACAAAACTGGAAAAAAGAAAAAACAATTAAAAGCATTTTCTTCAATGGTAGACATTACAACTTCTTATTTATATTAACTATGCAATATCCTTTAGGTATTACACCAGAACTTAGAAGTAATATCGATTATGTATTTATATTCAACGAACCTAGTGTTAAAAATAGAAAGAAAATATATGACGACTACGCTGGGATGATACCGTCTTTTGATCATTTCTGCAATATTCTAGATGCTTGTACACAAAACCACGAATGTCTGGTCATAAAAACGTCAGGAAACAGTACTGATCTAAGAGAACAGGTATTCTGGTATAAAGCAGAACCCCATAGTAATTTTCAAGCAGGTCATTCTAAATTTTGGAAATATCATTCTGCTAATTATAACCAGAATTACGAGGAGGAAGGAGATAAAGATAAGGAAGAAATGGACAAATTGAAACGTAAATTTGCAAAAACGCGCAAACTCAAAGTTATCGTTTCAAGACAAGGTGAAATAGTTGGTTACAAATCAGACGACGATTAATATAAAAAAATTAAAAATCATAAATATAACATGGTAAAGATTACAAAACAGTTTTTTTCCGTATGGAAAAAAACCCTATATTAAAAATTTGGGTGGTAAAGCCGTCATCAGAACGGATGACGGTAAATTTGCAACTGAAACTATAATGATGAATATAAATACATTTAAAAAGTTATGTTCTAAAACGTATTTAAAAATAAATAATTATACTAAAATATAAAAATATGGACCAATTGATTACAAATAAACCAATTAATTTTAATGATGTTGTTAAAAATAGCAATACAACTATTTCTTTAGATATTCAATCTAAGTTGGTTGAACTTATGAACATCGAATTTACAGAAGAAGAACAACGATGGTATGTTGCTAATTTATATGTTTATATGAACTATCACGCAACTAATGATTATCCGATTAATTTAGAGGATGTATATAAAATGATTGGATTTGTTCATAAGAAAAATGCAAAAAGAACTTTGGAGAATAATTTTATAGAGGGAGAAGACTATAAAGTCGCGCTTCTCCATACGGAGAAGCGCAAAAATGAAGGTGGGTTCAATAAAGAAACTGTTATGTTAAACGTAGATACATTTAAGAATTTATGTATGATGGTTAAAACTGATAAAGGTAAACAAATACGTAAATATTATGTGAAATTAGAAAATATTTATAACAAAATAATAAAACAAGAAATAGAACAGCAAAAATTACTTTTAGAAAAGGAGAAAGAAACTGCTGCTAAATTGTTAGAAGAAAAGGATCACCAACTTCAAATCAAAGATAAATTACTAGAAGATTTAGAAAATAAACCACTAACATTTGGGTTTGGTAAAAAGTCTGGATACAATTACATTATAAAAGACAATAGCACTATTGGACATTATAAAATCGGCTTTGCAGATAGAGTTGACAGTAGACTTAGTGCTCTAAACACAAGTTCAAGCACAAAATCCTTAGAATTAGTTTCTAAATTCTTTTCAAGTGATAAAGATGGATCAGAAAAACTTATTCATAATATTCTACACCCATTCGGAATTAAAAATTATAATCAACAAAGTAACGAATGGTTTTATTTCAAAAATGATTTAGAATTATCATATGCAATTAAAACTATACGATTATGTGTTGATTTTATAAATGAAAATGATTTTAAAGATTACTCGGATTTTAAAATGAAAAACAAAGAATTGGATCTTAAAAATGAATTAGACACGGCTTTAGAAAAACAAGAACATTATAAAACACAAGATAATATAGAATTAATAAATGATTTTACAGTTAAAAACAATGAATTACCATTTTATAAAGGAGTTGTTTGGGTACAAGAAAAGTTAAAATGGAAATCAGAATTTCAATATAATTGTAAAAGGGTATTTCTTGGTTATTTTGCGAATCAAATAGATGCTGCTAAAATATACAATGATTACGCTGCGTATCTTAACAAGACTGAAAATGCAAATTTAATATTAAACAATATACGTGGTTATAAAACTATTCCTAGAAATGTTCCAGAATTAAACAAATTAAATAACCAATCACAAAACACATCTAAATATAAAGGTGTTAGTTATGATTCCAAACGTAGATATTATGTAACTAGTATTAAACTATCTGGGAAAACATATAATTTAGGTTTAAGCGAAGATGAAACGGAATGTGCCAAGTTATACAATCAACAAGCACTTTATTTTAATAACACTTTTAACACTAATTACATTTTAAACGATATACCTGACTATACAACTATACCAAAAGATTTACGCAAAGACATTGTATCTAAAAAGAAAACAAGCAATTATCACGGAGTATCATTGACAAGGAATAAAAAATGGGCTTGTAGTTATATGATGAATAAGAAAAAGATACACATAGGAACATTCACAACTGAATTAGAAGCTTGCAAAGTATACAACGATACTGTAAAAGAATTGAATCAACAAGGTTTTAACTATAAAACGAATTTAATACGTGACGATTAATAGAATATTATTTATTAATCTTCAAACTACAACAATAGAAAATGGTTTTAAAAGACTATTGATTTTTGAAATATCAAGACGCATAAACCATTTATCAATCCAACTACTACCATATTTATATTCTTCAATATCTCTTTTTTCAATTTTGCTTATATATTTTTTAATTTTTGCATACGTTTTATCATCAATTTTATCATCAATTTTGGAAACAATATTTTCCAATTCTTTTAAATTAGTACGCTTAATAAACTTGATCATCTTATTTTAGATAAAGATTTAAAATATTTCAATTTTTACCCAATTAATTTTTACCAAATCTTTTTTATTCGGTTATATTAATGTCATATATAGAAGATAATCAGTTAAATGAAATGTTAACAAGTGAATTTGATCAATATTTGTATACTAGACATATAGATACAAAATATGTTAACCCATATGATCCATATTCATCTATTTCACCTGATGATATGAATACAATTATATTACCAGATTTATCAAATTTACCAATGTCAAATATAATTGCATTAGATGATACAAGTTTCTCCGAATGTTTAGATAACATATTGTTCAATTTTAATTTATTTTCTACATCTTCTGACCGTGTATGTCATATGTTTTTTAATAAAATAGAAGATTATTTTTTAAGAATTAATTTGACCACATTTCAAATATCAATATCAATAGATACAGTTGCACAAATAATGAATTGTTTAACTTCAAACACTTTACCAATTGTAATACTTCCAGTACGTATTGACTTTTTAAATATAGAATCAGATTATGCCATAACATTACAAAAAAACGATTCTAATTTATATACAGCACATTCTAACTTGATTATTATTGATAAATTACAAAAAACTGTTGAATTTTTTGAACCACATGGTATTATACTAAGTCACGCTTATTCAAATATATTACATATCGAGTCAATAATACAAAATTTTCTAACTAAAACATTTGAATTAACAGGATATACATTTATAAATATATCAACAACATGTCCTATAGGTGCACAAACTATACAATCTTTAATAAGTCCAGAATCTGGCCATTGTCTTGCTTGGAGTTTATATTTTATAATGGTTAGACTATTAAATATATACTTTTTACCCACCCAAGAAACTGTATTTCAAACTATTAATAAAATAATAACATCACAAGATGCTATAACGATTGATACAACTATACGCCAGTTCCTATCATACATAGAATCCTTAGCAATTATACCAACTAGATTTTTTAAAGCACATAATACATATGATATATCCAATTATATAGAAAATAAAACCTTTATAGAATTACGTTTACGTCACTTGATTAATGTATATTTTAAAAATGCAATTTTTTATCATCAAGATTTTAGAAAAATATTTGAAGAAATAATTTCTTACAAAAATATACCAAACTTTGATAAAATATTTATTGAAGAAATCAGTAATTCTTATAACACTAATAACAATGATAACAACACTAATAACACCAACAACGCTAATAACACCAATAACATTATGCTTTAAATTGTCCCCGAATTCTTTAGATATAACCAAGTTTTTCCACCAATTTTAATTCTTCTTCTAGTTAACGGATTAATCATCCATTCGTCTTCTTGGTTGTCTTCTTGGTGGTCTTGGTCTTGTTGTTCAACAAAGGTTAACGATAAATAATCCTCATCGGACAATTCTGTTCTACACATTGGACACACATTAGTATTTGTTTCAATATGTTGTTTAATACAAGGTTTATGAAAAACGTGTTTACAATTTTGTAAACTGAATGTATGAGGCTGTGTTTCATCACAATCATAGCAAATACAACAATTATATTCACGATTTACAAAATCATCAAAGCTAATATCTTCACCGGTGTGATTTTCAAAAAAGTCTATGTAATTATAATAATTTTGTAATGTTGTTGTTAATCTAGAATAGTCAATCGGATATCTTTCTATTTCAAAACATCTTGTTTCGTAATATCCAGTAGGATACAATTCTTCCATTAAAGTCAAATCACTGAAAATACCATCAATATTTGTTAACATATAATTATGTATAAAGTTATTAAACAATTCAATACGCTCATTTTGCAAATATCTTATTAAACAAGAAATCCAACTTTGATATAATACATAAACAGTATAACTTGGATCGTCTCTTCCTCCTGGTTCATACATGTAAGGATTGTTATCTAAAAATGAATGAAATGTTATTAAAATTGTTTCAATACCCATACTAGATGTCCATTTTTCAAATTTACTATCTCCCCATGTATTCAAGATTGTAGCACAACATTTTCCATTTTCATACATATTAGGATGTATTCTAACTCCGTCATAATTCACAAAGGTTACTTCTGGTGGAGAATGCGGGTAATTATCAGGGATTTTAAGATCTAATCTTACAAATTTGTGTCTATATACACTATCAGATGGCGCTCGTATTATAGCATGTAAACGATGTATGTCCGCTTCATTATAATGAATTAAATAATCATTATCTAATAATTCACGTTGAGATTGTTGTACATATAATTGACGAATTTCTTTTAAAAATCTTCGATTGACATTCATTTAAACATTATAGTAAATAGAGTTTAAATCATTTTTTTTATTAAATTAGAATTCATCTTATTTATTAAATTAGAATTCACCTTATTTATTTTTTTATAGCAAGTCTACCATTTTGATACATTTCATACAATTTTTCCTTTACCATACGTTCTTTTTCTTTTTTTTCCTTACGTTCTTGTTCTTTTTGTTGTCTAGATATTTCCTGTTTATTAGGATCTTGTATATATAAAATATTATCTTTTAATTGAACACTCCAAGTTACATTTTTGTTCGGATTTATTAAAGTTATGTATTCTGGATAACCTGATTTTAACAGCAACCCTCCAACTCTAAATAATCGTTTTTCAACATTATAATATCTTATCCAAGTTTTAAATATGGACAAATCATTAACTATACTTTTTTCACGCATAGTTTTTAATGGAATACAATTTTGTAAACGTCGTAGTATTTCTTCCTTTGTAAAGTTATCTTGGATACTACCTTGTGGGGGTTTTATATATTGTGGACGTGATACTGTTATGTATTTCTTACCACCAGTTTGAGTAGATGTATCTTCTGTTTCTGAATAATAATCATCATCATCTGTTGTAGTTGTTGTCATATCTGTTGCAGTTGTTGTATCTGTTACAGTTGTTGTCATATCTGTAGTTGTTGCGGTTGTTGTTTCAGTATTTTGTTTTTCTACAACTAGACGTTTACCCCTCATTACTTTTATCTTAGAAATAAAAAAGTTTCAATTTTATTTTATTAGTCTATTATAAATATTAAGATGTTTTATTACATTTACAGTATGATTTATGATTTAGCTTCAACTTTTTTATATGCTCAAACTAGTGTTGATGAAATTATACCAGGAATTTGGTTAGGAAATTACAAAGCAGCTATAGATATAGATTTTTTAAAAAAGAATAATATAAATTTCATCTTAAACTGTACTCCAAATATGCCGCTGTATAATCAGATTTATACACAATCCGAATTAGATGAGATAAGTAACATAAATAAAATAGAAACATACAGAATTCCTGTAAATGATAGTTTACTAGAGCGTGATTTTATACTAATGGAAAAATATTTTAAAATAGTGATACCTCTTTTAGTTAGGAAATATTCAGTAGAAAAACAACGAATCTTAATTCATTGTCACGCTGGAAAACAAAGAAGCGCTATTGTTGTAGCAGCCCTATTAAAAGTACTTTTAGATCACGATTATATTAAAATAAATCAAATTCCTAAAAAGACAACCCAAACAACTCAATTAAACAATATCTACAAGTTTTTACTCGAAAAAAGAAGTCAAGTTTTCACATATGGTTTACGTATGAATTTTGAACCAACATATAGACGTTTTTTTAAAATTAATGACGTATCATAAATTTATCACAAATTTATCACAACCACCTCTTCCTGAAAAATGATGTATTCGATAATCAATTAAAAAACGATCGATACAATGTGCCTCTAAAGTTCTTTTACAATCATCTAGGTAAACAATAGTTCCAGGTTTGGACAAGTAAGTCTTTGACCAATAAACAGGAAGTAAACGTCCTGGTCTATTTCCAGCATAACCAGCAGGTCCATCTATTATAATAATATCAAATGGTGCTAATTGTAAAAGTTCTTCTGGAATACTATGTTTAAGGACATCTTCATCTGATATATCAAAACTTTGTTCGACAGTTGTTTTATATTTATATTTTATTATATTTGATTTGGGAATATCTTTATTTAAATCTATATAATCTTGATTATCTTCTACGAAAAATGTATTATTATCAGATAAATTATACCATAAATTAGAATCGTATCCTAATCCAAACACTAGAATTTTAAGATTTTTATGTAAACATGTATCAATAATATCATCAATAACATCCATATGAATTTGTATAGAATTTGTATAATACTTTTTTAAAAGTTCTGATTTATTCATATATATATATTATTATATATATTATTATACTATAAAAATTTCTTATAATATAATATACATACATATACATATATGTCTGATCAAAAGTTAATAGAAAATTATGGTTATGTACCTTTCTATGCATTTCAATGGATCATTTTAGGTTTACAAGTATATATAATTTATAATTATAAATATGTAAATGACACCCTTGATCAATACTTTGATCCTAATGATTTTTACAAACAGCAATTGAAAAAGATTGTATTAACAATACCTTTCTTATTAATGGTTTATTATGACGTTAAATATAGTAGTTTTTCTTTTAAAAATATGGGAGTTGATCCAGCTTATAATGATACAATTAAACAAGTCCTAAACATATTAGGTTCATATGCTATTATTCATATTTTTGCACAAGATACTGGTTTAAAAACAGCTATATTACAAACAAGTTTTGTACAATCGCAAACTTTATTTATAATTATGAGTGTTGGTATGGCTTATAGTATAACGCAAAATAGATCACAATCAATATTGGCGCTTATATTATTTTACCACTTGAAATATGTAATTAGTCAAAATGTAATAGAATAAATCTTATTATTCCCATTATTTTTATTCTTTGTTATAAATAATGGAAAGGGTAGAAACACGACTAAAACGATTCAAAGATTGGTTATATTTCTATAAACGTTTATCTTTATTAAAGGACAAATCTGGAAAATATATATACAATACAACACAATCTTTGTTTTCAAAACGTGTTTTATCGTCAGGTATAGAAGGAATAGTGTATAAAACTACATTTGCAAATAAAACAAGATATAAATATAAAAGTATTAGGTCACGTGTAGGGGTCTTTGTAACAAAGGCATTATATCTAAAACGTATAGCAGATAAAAAAAGAATAACCAATCAAATGATTGGAGCTGATAGTTCTAGTGTGCAAAAGTTATTTTATAGCAAAAGTGCATTTGATAAACCAAGTTTAATAGAAGTTATAACATTAACATTAACAAACCAACTTGTATTTCAAAAAATATGTCCTCATTTTAACATAAATTATGATTGGAATTATGAAAAGAGTACTATAAGATTATACAATGAATATGCTATATATGGTGATTTTACAAATTGGGTCAAGGGTAATCATTCCCATGAAGTTTGGTTAAATGCGTTATTTCAAATTATGGTAGGTTTACTAGCAATGCGACGCTATTTTAATATGATACATACAGATTTACATATAGGAAACATATTAGTACATAGTGTACAACCAGGTGGTTATTGGACATATATAATAGATAATAAAAAATACTATCTTCCAAATTTAGGTTGGGTTTTTTTATTGTCAGATTTTGGATTTTCATGGATACCTAATAAAATGTCAGTTCCATGGGATTATACAAATAGACTAAAATACATTACAAAGTCTGGTCAGGATTTGTACGATTTCATTACACTTTTCAAATCAATACACAACAATAAATACGTACCTGACACAATTAAAACTACAATGAAATTAATGTTTACAACAGGTGATTTTATAGTTTTTAAAAAAAGCTACTATAAAAATTTATACAATAAATTTAAAGGAGATAAACGTTACAAAAAAAATAGTTTAGTTTATAAAAAGTTAATAAAACAATACCACAAGTTGTATTCAAACAAAAGCCATAAATTATCTAAAAAAATAATACAAAACTTTTACAATAAACCTGGTTATACTAAACCAAAAGGAGAAAAATGTATTGAAACTTATTCTTTAGACAAACGATTCGTCGAATCTAAACTACCCCAAATTTTTCGTCAACTGGTAAATAAGTAATGGTCATATTTATTTAAAATCCCATTTTTCACATTCTATACATTCAGTGTCCTTTATACATTCTGGAAAATCATTTTCCCATTGTGGAATTACATTTTTTATTATATACTCAATCCTATGATTTAATACTGATTCTGTATAACCCAACTTTTTCTTTGCATCATATAAACACGTAAATCCACTATGACATTTTGTATGTATATTATATCCAATCATAGAACAAATTGATCCACATGTACCTATAAATATCGGATCTGCATTGTGTCCAAAATGATATATTTTATTAGAACCTTTATCATTTGTACCAGAACGTTTTATATAATGAATATCTCCAGGAGTTTCAAATGTAACAGCTGGTTTATCATATATTATAGACGCAATACTAGCCAACATACCACCTAAAGAATGTCCAGTAAAATATACATCTATTTTATCAAAATCATAATCAATTTTTACATTGTCAACAATTTTTCTTACCATATTAATATAGTTTTTATCATAATCTAGACTAGTACCGTAGCATTTACTACAACATTCTGAATTTTCTAATCCTTGACAACCATCACAAACTTTGAATAAACTACTTTGTTTGTAAAAACAACACGAAAAAAATAAGTTATCATTGTATTTATCATTTACAGAAGTTGAAAGTGTACAAGTTTTATCTTTGTTTTGTAAAATACCACCACTATTTTCATCTATATCTGATATATTTTCTACATGTAAGGTATTGTAATTTGTCCAGTATACACTCGTTCCCTTAAATGATATAACAATTTTATCTTTTGCATTATTTGTAAACAAATATGATTTTACAGTATCACTTTCTATTGTTCTATTTTCAACCGTATCCAACGTTGTATTTAACCAATATTTACTTCCAATACTATAATATACATTATTTGACATTTTTGCAAGTTCATACACCGTTTCATATTTTAAAAAATTAGCAGATACTAACTTAAGTATAAGTATATTCAAAAGCATTTACTAATTAACACTAAATTTATGTTAATTAATAAACTTAATCGTTTTATTTTTATTTATTTTTATTTATTTTTATTTATTTTTATTTATTTTTATTTTTTACATAAATCTAAGTCTACGTTTAACAAGATTAATTATCGTTTCAATAGGAGATTCTGAAGTTGAAGTAGTACTTGAAGTAGTTTCAGATTCTGTTGTTGAAGTTGAAGTAGTTTCAGATTCTGTTGTTGAAGTTGAAGTAGTTTCAGATTCTGTTGGACAAGGTGTTTCCATTACTGTACTTGTTTCAGTAGGTTCTGGAATTACAATATCACGAGTCAATTCAGGAGTTGGTGTAGGAGTAACTTCTTCTGGACAAGGTGTTTCAGTAGGTTCTGGAATTACAATATCACGAGTCAATTCAGGAGTTGGTGTAGGTGTAACTTCTTCTGGACAAGGTGTTTCTGTAGGTTCTGGAATTACAATATCACGAGTCAATTCAGGAGCTGGTGTAGGAGTAACTTCTTCTGGACAAGGTGTTTCTACTGGTGTTACACAGTCTATACAAGGTGTTTCTGTAGGTTCTGGAATAGTAATTTCACGGTCTCTTACAGATGTACAAGGAGCAGTTTCAGTAACTGTAAAGAATATTTGTTCTATAATTGTATCGGTAACTGTATCGGTAAGTGTAGCAGTAACTGTATCGGTAAGTGTAGCAGTAACTGTATCGGTAACTGTATCGGTAAGTGTAGCAGTAACTGTATCGGTAACTGTATCGGTAAGTGTAGCAGTAACTGTATCGGTAACTGTATCGGTAACTGTATCGGTAACTGTATCGGTAACTGTATCAGTAACTGTAGAGTAATGAGTCTTCCATTTTGTTTTATAACAATTTCTACCTCTTACAGTAGAAGTAACTGTAGATGTACAAATATCAGTTGATGTTGGAAGCAAAATAGTAATATCTCTGTTAACTGTACTTGTTGGAATAATTGGTACAGTTGTATTATATTTATTATCACATACAGTATGATTTTTTTCATCACAAGCAATTACGCTTGAAACTAAAGCAAATATTAAAATTGATGCTAATTTAGACATTTTATATATGAAACTAAATTATCTTTAAATTAAAAATAATTTAGTTTTTTATTAAACATAATTTTTTTTAAAATTATTTACAAAATCTATATTATGTAAATTATTGTTATTATGTTTAATTAAAAATGGTTCGTCATTTTTTATAACATCATTTTTCAACATATTATAAAACTCAAAACGATTTCCGCCAATGTAACATATTCTCCATCCATCTGATGCTGCACTCATTATAAATAAATATTTAATCAAAAAGTTGATTAGAAATTTGTTACAAATCATTTATACATTAAGCATTTAAAATAAATAAACAATACAGCCGTAAACGCATACTACCTCATTTAAAAACAAATAATATTTATCATTATCATATGCATTATGAGGACGAAAAAGGAAACCCCAGGTGTACCAACATATTCTAAAAAATTTGCAAATGCAAACGCTAAAAACAAGTCAAAAAGCCAACATTCAATAATGCATAAACACGAAATTAAATTAAAAGAATTTGATAACAAATCAGAAAGATTACGTGTTATTGATCATAAAATAAAAACACTTGAAAATACATTAAAGCGCCAGAATGATGAATTTTTAAGAAAACGATTAAACAGAGAAAATATATCTCCAATAACAAATTTAATAAATACAAATAAAATAGACCTTAAAGAATTACAACAAGATAGACAAAAAGTTGAGTCTGGAGAAGATCAAATAGATTATTTATTAGATTCATCTCGTATTATATTTGCATATATGACATTAGATGAAAGGGAAACATCACTGTTATCTATAAATGAGATGTCTGAACAAAATAATGATGAATTGCAAGAACTGTATTTGAAAAAAAGTACACTGGTAGAAGAATACTTTAGAAAATTTGAACCAACTCATTATAATTATAAACGTGATTACTATAAAGAGCAAGTTGTATGTTCTAAATGCAATGTAAATTTTACAATTGATAAAAGTTTTCTTGTTTGCCCAAATTGTGGTATTTGTTTACAAACAGTTGAACAGGCTGCAGAGTTATCATACAAAGAACTTCAAGACTTTGATTACAGACCTCAATTTACATACGACAAAATGACTCATTTAGACGATTGGTTAAGACGATTCCAAGCTAAAGAAAATCGTAGTATACCACAAGAAATATTAGACAAGGTATTATTAGAAGCGAACAAGGAGCGTATTCAAGATTTGAATACATTAACAGAGGATAAAATAAAGAGATATTTAAAAAAATTAAACTTGAATGAATATTATGATAATGTGATTGGTATAATAAATAGAATCAATGGTAGACCACCATTTACCCTAACATCTGAAATAGAAGATAAAATAAAAACAATGTTTCAACAGATTCAAGATCCATATGAAAAATTTAAACCAGCAGGAAGAAAAAATTTCCTTAGTTATAGTTATACACTTCATAAATTTTTCCAAATACTTGGATTGCACGAATTTGCAAAATATTTTCCTTTATTGAAAAGTATAGAAAAATTACGTCAACAAGATGATATCTTTAAAAAAATTGTTGTTTTTATGTCGGATAAGGATCCAGCTACAAAATGGTTATTTTATCCAAGTATTTAATAGACGAAATCTATTAGGACATTATATTTAAATTTATTTTATTTAATTTAATCACAATTAAATTATCATCCAATTAACGATTTTGTTGTAAATTTAGATAATGTATGGAAATTTATAGGTTTTTCTAACAAAGCAAATGGTAAACGTTTATTAAAACAACATTTTACTGAAAATAAAGACTATAAAATTACGCTCATCCGTTCGGATGAGCGAGTTCACGGTCATCCGAACGGATGAAAACCCCCCTAATACAAATTTAGGTGGTAGACCTCAAGAAACTATAATGATGAATATAAATACATTTAAAAAATTATGTTTAAAAAGTAATACTGATAATGCAGATAAAATACATGATTATTATATAAAATTAGAAATGGTTTACAATGAACTCACAAAAGAACAATTAGAAGAACAACAAAAATTAATAGGAGAAAATCAAAAAAAATTAGAAACAACACAAAAAGAATTGCAAAAAGAAAAAACATGGCGTAATAAAATGTTGAATAGAAGATGTTTTGATGCAGAAGATGGAGATCACGTTTATATTTTTAAAGATAATTTAAATGAAGATTCTATATTAAAAATTGGTAAAACTAAAAATTTAGTAGATAGAGAAAGATTTTACAGTAATATAAACAAATCAGGCTGTATTGTATATTATAAAAAATGTAATAGCATCTAAAAAAGTAAAAGACGATGTAATATATAAATACGTTGAGTAAAATATACAAATCTATTATATATTTTACACATAAGGGTAGTTGTGGAAGTTTTGTACAAGCATCTAAATCTATATACATTTAATATTAATATATATTTAATATTAATATAAGTTTTTTATAATAGATTGGTTTAATTTTTTGACTTTTTTAACCTTTTTATAATTTTATTAAATGGGTTTTTACTTACTTTACTAGCGACACTTTCAGATACACTTTTGACACTATCCGATATACTTTTAGTATCATCCCTATATAAATTAAGGTCGTATGCTGTTTCATCAATTTTATACAATGCATTACTTACTACATCATTTACTACTGTTTGAATTTCACTAATCGGTTCATCTATAATTTCTGGAATTTGGGTATTTGTATTATTTGTATTATTTGTATTATTTGTATTATTTTGACTTATTATAGGTATATTGGTCAATATATTTTGTACATTTTCTATAACTTCTTCTGCAAATTCTTCTGCAAATTCTTCTACAGGTTCTTCTGCAAATTCTTCTATAGGCCCTTCTACAGGTTCTTCTACAGATTCTTCTACAGGTTCTTCTGCAAATTCTTCTATAGGTTCTTCTGCAAATTCTTCTATAGGTCCTTCTACAGGTTCTTCTACAGGTTCTTGTGTAATTTCTATAGGTCCTTCTACAGGTTCTTCTACATGTTCTTGGGTAATTTCTATAGGTTCTTCTACATGTTCTTGGGTAATTTCTATAGGTTGTGGGGTAATTTCTATAGGTTCTTCTATCGGGGCATTATTGTCTTCCATTTTATCATTACTACTACTTTTACTTTCATCTGTTTCTTCCTTTAATTCTAGACGATCTAACAATACATCTGATTGAAAACTTGAATTATTTGGAGTGGTGATTGCCTGAATTTTATTCTGTTCTTTATCTTGGGTATTGTTCTTTTTATTTTGATCTTTTTGTTTTTTACTGCTAGATCGTCCTATTTCCTAATGGTGATGTCTTCGGTGGTTCTTTAACTCAAAGTACAAACTTTTATGTTCTGATGCTCGTAAAACATCACGTAGACGATCAGATTCTTGTGCACGAAGTACTTCTTTAATGTTAGATTCAGAATCAGAGATTTTGTCTTTAAGTGAACTGTATTCAAATGCCATTTGTTTAGCAAGATCGCCTTTATTTTTAAGGGCTTCTATTTGGATTTGTGCAGTGTTATCACTTGCTTGTTTAACAAGGATTGCGTATTGATTTGTATTAGACAAAATTGTTTCAGCCTTTGTTTGATAAATGTCTTTTGTAAGATTTCCAAAGTTGGACCAATTGTGATCACTTTGGTTTTTAAGATATCCTATTAGCTCATTGGTCATTTTTTGTCCTTCTAATCCATTGTTATATATATCTCCTTGCAGAGTAGTAAATTGTTCAGACATTCTAGCACGTACATCTTGACTAGTACGATAAATATTATTATCAGTTTGACCAGCGATTCTGTATGCTGTGGAATCTAATGATCCTCCCACACGTTCAGTGGCAGCTAGATTATCTCTAGCTCCAGTTAAAATTGATTCTTTTAAATTAGAAGCTTTATCTGAAACACTTTCTATAATAGATTGGAAACCTTTATTTGTTCTAGACTCTCCAGCATATTGTGCTCTTTCTTGCGAATCAAGAATATTTTGTGTTTGATGTTGTTGGGATTTTAATCCCTCTGTATTTTGATAACTTTGACTTTTTAATAAGTCCGATTCAACTTTTCCTATCTTATCAGATAAAAATTGCGTTTGGTCATAACTAGCTTTTAATTGCGATGGATCCATTTTTTTATATATAACTTTATTGTTATACTATTTCCAAAGAAAAAAAAAATATGGAAATTTCGCACAAAATGAACAAAAAATATATTTTGATTTTTATATATTTTCTACGTTCACTGTTTAAAAACAATAATCTATTCAATTAATATATTGTACACTCTTTGTATAAAATACAAATATTGTATAAATCTATCATTTTTAGACGATAAATACGCGTACTAATATATATTTTTTTTTATTTGCTTACATTAAGTATTATAGCAATGGATAACGAGAATTACATTTCCCCTAATAAAATTACAAAACAATACGATATTACTTCTGGTACTTTAAGAAGATGGGCAGAAGCTGGTAAGATTAAATGTTTACGACCAAATGGTGGGAAGAGAATTTACAACATTGAAGATATCAAAAAAATTTTTAATAGTAAAAAAACTACCCCAGATAACGAAGACACTAAAGACACTAAAGAAACAGAAGACACTAATACTAAAGAAAATACTAAAGTTAATCAAAATACAAATACCATAGAACATGAAGATGATATTAAAAACGTCTTAAAAAAATTAAAACAAAATATAGAATCGGGGGAAAATATGAATTCTATAGATGATATTACAAGTGAACTTAATGACATTATGATTTTAATTAATCATATTAAGAAAAATGGAAATTAAAAATTATCTTAAATCTAAAAGTTTATAGATTTACGATAAAATACAGTATTTAGTATTTAGTATTTAGTATTTAGTATTTAGTATTTAGTATTTAGTATTTAGTATTTAGTATTTAGTATTTAGTATTTAGTATTTAGTATTTAGTATTTAGTATTTAGTATTCAGATATAACAGGCATTGTATCTTGTCTACACATAACGCAAGTTGTTTTACCAGATATATTGTAAAATCTACACCAACACGTAGCGTGAACAGCATTGTTACACTGGTATTTGCAACATACAGTCATGTCATTTTCATAATCAATATAATCTAAACATATTGGGCAAGTTTCATTTCTGCCAATATTATATTTAAGAGATTCTTCTTTTATCCAAATATCGGCAATTATATTTTTATAATTACTTATAGACCAATATATAGGATCAGTATGACCAAATTTTTTAGAACCAAGCCAATATATATGTTTACAATGACGACGTCTCATTGTATAATCCATACACGAACAAGAACAATTTATGCTATATAATTCTCTCCATACTTGCACGATATATATTTTGTTAGATGATCCTAACACTTTAAAATCAACCCCGGATATTTCATCCAAATATCCATTATTATCAACATCATAAATAACAGAAGCATCAATTAAAAGTATCCTTTGTGTTAAACTACGCAATCTTCTTTGGTAATCTTCAGTTGTATATTGTTGTAATTCATTTATATTGTCATTGTCATTTATTAAATTGTTGAATAAATTGCTAGTACTATTCATAACTTCACTTATTTTTAATATTGAATCTTTTTATTTAGTTTTTTATAAAAAGATTTTTAAAAGGTCTACGACTTGCTCATTATGCTTTTATAAACTTGTCTATTTGTGATATAGCACAAGCAATTATATTATTGAGATTGTTTACTTCCTCTATTGCATTTCTTATATCGTCTTCTAATTTTAGTTGATGTTTTATTACTTCATTTTCAAAATATATAGAATCAAGTTTCATATTAACAACTGAAAATCTATTACTCGATTCTTCTGTCAATTTATCTAAACACTCATTTAAATCTAGCAATTTAGATTGTATACCAACATTACTACAAAACTCAGAATTACTATTAACTGGAATGTTGGATATTGAAATATTAGTAATCATAGTTTGCAAATTATCCATTATATCCATTTTATATTTTTCAAAAAATTCATTATATATTTTCTGCGTATCTAATTGTACACTATGATTAATTTCCTCAAGACTATTCAATCTATCCATTATACCAAGTGTTAATTGTGAAAATTTATCCTCTATGTAATCTTTCAACTCTTTATAAACAATAACTTCTCTAGATTTACAATCACAACAACCTTGTAATAATTGCGATTGCGAATCGATTTTTGTATTAACAATATCAATTTTGTTTTCTAAATTTACCAGACGACTCATCAGGTCAACATTTGATACTTTTCTAAACATATTTTAATTATACAAAAGTTATTTTATTATATAACCTAACGTAATCGTAGGAATAAATTCATAAATCTTTTGCGTTAAACAAATTATAATATTTTATAAATAAATACTAAATGTCAAAAGGAAAGGTTATAGATTATTTATTTGAAGATCCAGAAATTACTAATCAAAAATATGCACTTGTTAGTATAGTTGGACCACATATGCCACAAAAATGTGATGTGTGGGGTTTAAAGGTAAGAGGTACAGCTGATTCTTTAGAAAATGCTAAAGCTTTATGTAAACGTTTATTAAGAATTGATAATAATTATGATATTTATACAGTAGATGTTGGTAAATTCTTTCCATTGGCAATAGATCCATTAAAAGTTCAAAATGTAGAATATCAAAACGAACAATTGAATTCGTTAATTCAAAGCTATCTTGAAAATAAAGACAATGCAAACGATTTATGGAATCAAAGGAAAACTGAAATGATTGACGATGCAATAAAAGAAGGTAAAAATCAAAAGGAATTTGTAAATAAACCAGAACATCCTATTTCTGTTTTACATAAAATTAAAAATTACGAAGAAGGTATTGCAGATACAGAACGTTCATTAGAATCTCTTAAGGAAGAATTAGCAAAAGCAAGAAACAAGTTTGATAATTATACAGAAGAAGAAAGAGAAATTGCATTAAAAGAATTTAAAACAGCTTTAGAAGATAACATTAAACAAATCGAAGATAAACCTATAACTGTTGATGATATTCGTAAAGAGTTAGAATCTGAATTTCAAAATGAATTATCAAGACCAAATGAACCACCTAGTGTAAACAGTATTATTTCCACTATTCAATCATTAGAAGATGAATTAAGTGAACTTGAAACATTTCGATCATCATTGTCTTCAACAGCTTCTCCAAAAGGATACGAAACTATTGTAAACAAAATTAATAAATTAAAGCAAGAAATCGAAACACTTAAATCAAAGTTAAATAATAAAGACTTGGTTAATAGTTATATAAATGAAAATTACCCAGAATCAAAATACAACTTTAACTAAACATTATTTCTCAAAATTATAAATATAATTTTTTTATTAATATATAGTAACATATTAATAATGGAATCATCTGAAGAAAAACAACAAAAAAACATAGTTTTAACTACCTTTATCAGAGTAATATTAAAATATGCCCTAGAAGGTTTAATTATTGCAATCGCTGCATATTATATACCTTTAATGTATAAAACATCCTTAAGAACTCCAACATTTAATGAAATATTCTCAATTGGTTTAACAGCTTCTTTAACAATGATTGTTTTAGATTTCTTTTCTAAACAAACTGCAACTGGTGTAAGATTTGGTGCTGGTTTAGGTATAGGTAAGGGCTTAATCAGTTTGTAAACTAAAATCTAGTATTACATATACTACTATAATGAACAATCATCTGTGTCCTTTTATAATAACTTAGTTGATTTTGTATATTACGCCAGTCACTAACATTTATTTTATTATAACACTTTAAATATAAAGTAGAATCAATTGGCATTCTATCATATTCATCAATCGAATCAACAATACAAATCTCATTCTTTTCTAAATTAAAACAAACACTTTTCATCAAACCCTAACAATATCATAATCTTATATTTTTATTTTTAAATATTACAAATATAAAAATACATTTACTTGAAATAAACACGTCTAAATATGTTTACTTGGAAACACATCTAAATATGTTTACTTGTATTTATAAAGTACGGATTATTTTGCAATTGTCCATGTACTAAATCTGGTTGTAATCTATCTGCTACAACAGTATCCATAGCATCGTTATCATCACGATGTCTAATAGGAATACCTAATTGATCTTTATTAGGAATATGTTTATAATCATTTATAATTTTTTCTCTATCATCAATTTCTTCTTTTAATAACATATTATCGGTAACCTTTATATCTGCAAAAGAATCTTTACCTGATGAAATTTGGAAATTTTGTGGTCCAGATGGTCTCTGTCCCATTAATGATTCTTGTTTTTGATCACGAATCGTCACATTATCAAAACGAACTCTAGATTCAGCTTCAGATGCAAACTTGGCATTTCCTTTATATTCTGGATGAATTGCATTTCTAACCTTTTCAGGATTAGCATATGTACTTTGAACTGTATGATTCTTTACAATTTTAGCAGCATTTGTTATGTAATCTTTACTTACTTCTGTAATAATTTCCTTACCTGTAATTTTGGCTTCGTGTTTATTAACAAGATAACCCATACCATCGTTTATATGAGCTTGTCCTTTGTATTTATTATCAACTAATGTTTCTTTATGAGTTTGCCTTGCTGTAATGTTAGAAATACCTGCATTATATGTTGCATTAGAACCTACATTAAATGAAGTGTTAATGTTACCACTATTATCAGCATTACGTAAAGTTTCCCTTATAGTTGTTCGTGTTTCGTCTTGTGGTTTAATCTTTACACCAGATGATTGCATATTCACATTTAATACGTGTGTTTTATCACCAGTTGTAGCTCTTTCTGATTCAAATACTTGGAAACCTGATTTACCGTAATCGTGTCCAGATTGATTATTTACAATTGTTCCACTTAGATTTCTACCAAAATCATTTGTAAAATTATGTCGTTTAGGATCTTGGAAATAACCTGCTAATTGATCACTATTATCTACATTTGATAAACGTTGTTTTGTTGCTTTATGAATACTATCTTGACCACCATAATACTCCATGTTATAACTTTGCCTAGAAGAAGCCTTCATATTAATGGAATAGTCTTCCCTTGATTTGGGACCTACAAATTCACCTGGACCACTAAATCTATGGTTGTTTTCAAAATATGTATCTGGACGATTTTTTTCCACTTCACCCATAACACCACGATTTTCTCCCATTTTACCAGACAGAACTCTACCTTTATATGTTTCCTTTGGTCTATTACCTGGTCGTAATTCATTAACATCCTTAAAACTTGGTCTAATCGTATTTTCAAATGTACCAGCTATAGGAGCAGATATCTTTTCTGGTTCAACAGGTCTTTCATTTTGTCTATATAAAGATGGCACGTACCTATCCATATTAACTTGTGATGAAAAAACAGGATTTCCATAAATATTTTCAGGAGTTTTATCATACAAACTACTAATTTCTTTTTTATGAGAAAATGTAGATACATTACCAGTATGTTGATCTAACAAGGCTTCATTTGAAAATGTTTCAATATTTTGTTTTGTATTACTTCCAAAAAACGGTACCATATTATTATGAGATGCATCAAATGGCTTTCCAGTCAATAAATTAATACTTGTTTGTTTATATGGTAAACTTGTATCTAATAATACTTCAGCATTTACATCCTGTCCTAAATATTTCCCAATAGGTTTAAACATTGGTCTATTATCAATAGTAACTGATTTATCGCTTTCACTTTTAGGTTTTATTACATTTTCTAGACGATTTATATCATTTAATTTACTTAATTGTTGGGAAGTCATTCCTGCTATGTCTGGTACTAACGTTGGACTTAACAATGATTCATTACCAACTGCACTATATGTATTGAAAAGAGGCGGAATATATCCAGATTCTGATGGATTTTCTGATTTTTTGTAATTTTGTAAAGACCTCTTTAAAATTTCATCATTTGACTCATTTACAACATTTGATGTATAAATATTTTTACCATTTGGTTTGTCAAATTCTTCAATACCTTCTCTTACAGTTTCTTGAATGCGAGGATTTCTCCCATCTCTACTGAAAAAATATCCTGCTAAAGTTGTTAAGCCAATTAATGGAAATGTTAAATCACTCATATTATATTACAATTTGTAAAGAAATAAAGTTTGATAAAATAAACTATTATTAAAAAAATCTATGAAAACTAATAAAAAATACCCAGTTGTAACATTAAAATCTAGAAAACAATATCTAAAAAGTATCAATTGTCTAAATCCAAATTTATTCCAATAATTACGTTTTGTAAACATATTAGACACAAGTTTACCGTATAAACAATAAAAGTATTATATAAATTAACATAATATATACAATACGTAACATATAAAAAATAAACAAAATAACTAATTTATTAAGATTTGTATTTAAAATAACTAAAATAACTACCACCTTGCTTGCTTTGTCTTGTATCCTCGCCTTTGTCTTGTATCCTTAGCCGATTAATCCCAACCTAAAAGTTTTTTAATAACCATTTTATCAAGACTGTAAATTTTTTGTTGAACATCTGTAAATCCAATAGGCTTATTTGTAAGCTTGTACTGAGCATGTAGTTGTCGTAAGGTTCTATAATAAAGATTTTCATCTGTAACTTTAACAGTATGCTTGATATGTGAGTCAACATACAATCTATATACTGTTTTAACTAATTTTAAAATGGATGCTTTGATATAAGTAAACATAAACGTATTTTCAGTATAAAATTGTTCAAGTAATACAAGAGATTCTGGCTTATTTAAAAGTTCTAAATATCTCATTCTAATCTGAGGAACATTTCCTCTTATAGATTTAATCATCTTGTATCTTTCAAAATCATACTTGTATGAGTTCCATGTTTTATCTGTTTTGTCAAAAATCTTGATGACAATTCCTCTTTTAAATTTACAATCAAAATTATTAACATCAGATCCTAAAATTCTAAAATCATCTACTTCCATCAATTTAGGACGCTTGATTCCATAGACATTTCTAAATTGATTACTAAAATCTTCAAAGAATGTAGAATTATTGATTCTAGAAACATAAACTAACATATTGACATTATGTTTAATAACAATCCTATTTTCACGATGAAGTAAAATAAATACATATGTAAAATTTGTATCCATAGTATTCAACAAATTTTTATCAAATGTTTCCCAAAACATTGTATCAAAATCTTTGTCACTTGTCCAATAACTAGAACTAGCAGTAATACATCTAGTAGTTGCTGTACGCCAAATACCATTATAATTATACAATCGAAGAATAGTACCATCTTCACAATATTCAATTCTTACACCATTACTATTCTGTTGAACCAAATCAACAACTTCAGAAAAATTATTAATATCGTGTAAACGATTTTGACACATACAAATCACCCGATTTGTATTACTTTCAAAAATCAACCCATTAGCTTGTTTTTTATAAGCTTTTATCTTTTCATCATCAATAACTGGCATAATAGATTCAACAACTCCAGATTCAATCAAATTAAGATCAGTAAAAGGCACACTAACTTCAGATTCAACAACTCCAGATTCAACAACTTCAGATTCAACAACTCCAGATTCAACAACTTCAGATTCAACAACTTCAGATTCAACAACTTCAGATTCAACAACTTCAGATTCAACAACTTCAGATTCAACAACTTCAGATTCAACAACTTCAGATTCAACAACTTCAGATTCAACAACTTCAGATTCAACAACT